CTAGCGCCAGGCGCGCGAGAACTTCAGGAACGCGTCGTTTTCCATCGGTGCTCCGATGGTCACCCGGACGCCATCGGTTCCAAAGGGGCGCACAATGATTCGGGCCTCGGCGGAGGCTTGCGCGAATTCGGTGGAGCGCTCGCCCAGCGGCAACCACACGAAGTTCGCCTGCGACGGCGGCACCTGATAGCCGGCTTCCCGCAGCGCACTGGTCACCCGGGCGCGTTCGGTGACAACGTCATTGGTGCGCGCGAGCAGCTCTTCGGCGGCGCCGAGGGAAGCCACCGCGGCAGCTTGCGCCAGGCTCGACGCGCTGAACGGTACGTACACCTTGCCCAGTGTGGTGATCACATCGGGATCGCCGACCGCGTAGCCGACTCGCAGCCCCGCCAGGCCGTATGCCTTTGAGAAGGTGCGTAAGACAACGACATTGGGGTGCTCACGCACCAGTGCGAGGCTGTCGGTGAAGTCCTCGCGTACGTACTCGACGTAGGCCTCGTCGATCGCGATCAGGATATGCGGCGGCACCGACGCGACGAACCGCCGCAGTTCGGCGGGCCGCACCACGGTGCCGGTCGGGTTGTTGGGGTTGCAGACGAAGATCAGCCGGGTGACGTCGGTTACGGCGGCCGCCATGGCGGCGAGGTCATAGGTGTGGTCGACCAGCGGTACCTGCACCGGAGTCGCCCCCGCGACCCGCACCACCAACGGGTAGGTCTCAAAGGACCGCCAGCCGAACAGCACCTCGTCGCCCACCGTTGCGGTGATCTGGACCAGCTGCTGGCATAGGCTCACCGACCCGCACCCCACCGCGATGTGCTCGGGCGGCATGTCGACGTGCTTGGCCAGGTGCGAGCGCAGCTCGGCGTAGCCATTATCGGGGTACCGATTGATCAGCGACCCCGCCTCGGCGAGGGCGGCCCGCACGCTCGGCAGCGGCTCCTGCACGGTCTCATTACTGGCGAGCTTGATGGCGCCGGGGACGTTTCGGCCCGGTGTGTAGGCCGGTAGTTCGGTCAGTTCGGGGCGAAGTCGTGCGGGCACGTGACCAGACTATCGGGGCACGTGGGGCCCGATGACGACCAACGGCTTTGCCTTTGGGGCGCGCGGCCCTGTACTCTGTGCCCTCGGCGGTTCGGGATCCATTTTTATGGGTCCGGAGTCCCGCTCAGGAAGTTCAGGAGGCGTGCCAGAGCGGCCGAATGGGACTCACTGCTAATGAGTTGTCCCCTTTACGGGGGACCGGAGGTTCAAATCCTCTCGCCTCCGCGTCGGTCTGCAGGCCAAACCTGTTGACCTGCAACAATTGAATAGTAAGCGCCCGTAGCTCAACGGATAGAGCATCTGACTACGGATCAGAAGGTTAGGGGTTCGAATCCCTTCGGGCGCACCACAGGACCGTCATCTTCCGGCGGCTGCTCACCTTCACCAGTGGCTAGCCAACTTGCTGGCACGCCGCAGGCCAATGCCCAAGCGTTGACGACGATCTTCTTCGGCACCGTCCGTCCGCTCTCGCAATTGCCAACCACCGACCGTCCGACTCCCATGAGTTCGGCTAGTTGGTGCTGATCTAGTTGCGCCTCCTCGCGTGCGATCCGTAAGCGGTGTCGCAGGCGGCTCGGGGGAATATTTCCCGATTCGAATGCAGCAGTCATATTGCGCATGGTATGCGCGTACGCGCACGGCCGCAAGTGGGCATAACTGCAACAATCCGCAAACCCTGGCCGCTTGCTAGCTAAACGCTAAATGGTTCCCATCTGCACAAATATCCGACAAGGCACTTGCGTGCAGTTTGCGAATATGCGCAAGATAGGCGCATGCCCGCACGCCCCGATGAGTCGAGCACCGCCTCCGACGAGATCACGGTCAGCAAGGCCGCCACCTTGTATGACGTCTCCAAACGGACTCTCCAGGCACTCGCCGTGTCCGGCCGCATCCCCGCCCGACTCGTCGGCAAGACCTACCTGCTCGACCACCAGGCCGTCCGCCTATATGCACAGGCACGCCAGGCCACCCGCGACCTCAACGACTACGCCCAGGCCGCCTCATGAGCACCATCGCGGCCACCGCCATGTCCCCGTCGGCCGCTCGTGACCTCACCGAGCGCATCCGCACCACAATTGACCGCACCTGGGACCTCATCGCCAAGGCATACACAGACCGCGCCTGGGCAGTCCTCGGATACCCGACCTGGGACGTCTACTGCGAACGCGAGTTCGGGTCCACCTGGTTCAAGCTCCCCCGCGAGACCCGCGGCGAGGTAGTGCAGTCCCTGCGCGACCTCGGCCTGTCCACACGTGCCATCGGCTCCGCAATAGGGGTCGATGACCGCACAGTCCGCCGCGACCTGTCAGGCGCGGCATCTGCCGCACCTGCGGCGGTCATGGGCACCGACGGCAAGACCTACGCGTCTACCCAGCCCGTCCGCCCTCACCTGGCCGTCGTGCCAGACCTCCCCACAACCGAAGACCACCCGGAGACCGCCCCCTTGCCCCACGGCGGGACGGCCTCCGGGCCACCACTGACCCCGTCGCTACTTATCTCCGGCGACGGGTACTCAGTCGTGCACAACGCACCCCAGGCCGACGGCGTCGAGCCACAGCTCACGTCCTTCGCTATCTGCCACTGCGGTGCCCGAGCCGACCTGTACGACAACGCCACTCAAGAGGACCGCGAGCGGTTCGACGAGTTCGGCGTCATCCACGACTACTGCCCTGAGCAAGACGATCCGGAGCCCGAGACCGCGCCCGCCCCGGCGCGCCGGAAGCCGATCACAGACTCCTTCGACGACGCCACCACGGCAGTCACGAAGGCGGTGAAGCGGGTAGAGGCACTGGCGGCCGACGACCGCTTCGACAAGAACGCGGACCAACTCGCCCTACGCAAGAGCGACCTGGTCCGCGCACGGGACGCGCTGCAACGCGTCATCGAGAAGTTCCCCTCGTAACCACAACAAGGAGTTGCTTCATGTCGAATGCTATACCGCTGCACCGGCCCCCGGCCATCACGACGGACATCGAAACCATCGACGGCACGACCGCCGACGAATACCTCAAGTTCAACACCCACAACCGGCCCCTCAACGAGCGCAAGGTCATCCAGCTGGCCGCCGACATGGAGGCGGGCCGTTGGCAGATGAACGGCGAGGCAATCAAATTCGATACCGCAGGCGCCCTGCTGGACGGCCAACACCGCCTCCACGCGATCTCCCTGTGCGGTGTATCCATCGACTCGGTCGTAATCCGCAACCTGCCGCCGGAAACCCAGATCACCATGGACCAGGGCACCAAACGGTCACCCAGCGACCAACTCAACCTGTCCGGCATCACCGCCTCCAAGTCCGACGCTTCGGCCGTTAAGACGCTGATCATCTGGGAGCGCGGCTGGTTCTACACCGACCGCGCCACTGGCTCGGTCACCAGCTCTGAGATTGTCGCTTGGACCCTTGGCAACCCCGACACCTTTGAGTTGATCAGGCGCGGCACACACTACACGCGCATCAAGGCGCGCCGCGGACTCATCATGGCCGTCTACGCAGGCATCGGACGCATCCACGGCGTGGAGGTCACCTCAGAATTCTTCCAACGCACCCTCGACGGCGTCGGCCTCGAAATCGGCTCGCCAATCCTTGCACTGCGCAACAGGTTCGACCGCGTTCGTGGCGAGGGCTTCAAGATGCCCGACGCCGAGGCCATCGGCTACTTCGTCGCCGCCTTCAACCACTGGCTATCCGACCACCACGTGGCCCGGTTGCAGCAGCCCAAGGGAGGCTGGAATAAGACCAACTTCCCGCAGCTCGTAGGCGCACCAGCACAGGAAGTACTCCGGTGATCCGCGAGGTAGTCGTCCCCATGTTCTGGATGCTCCTGTTCGGTGCCTTCGTTGGCGTCGTCCTCACGGTCAACGTCATGGCCGCCCGGTGATGACATGGCGCGCATCCACCAACGACCCGAGTTGCCAATGCATCTCACGGACATCACCGGCGACCAAACCGTGGCCGACGCTGCGCGCCTGCTATCCCTCGACCCGGCAATCGCCGTCGGCCGCGACCAACTCTTCGACGCCATGGCCCGCGAGGAATGGATATTCCGCGGCCGTGACCACCGCTGGATCGCCTACGCCGAATCCGTAACCCTCGGCTACCTCGCACTCCACGACGGAGGCGAATACCAAACGCCCGCAGGACAAACCAGAGAACGTCCCAAACAGATCTACCTAACCCCTAACGGTGTCGCGGAAATGCACTACCGCCTCGGCGGCAGCCAACAACTAGCACTGACCTGATCAACCACTCACTCAGCACAAGGAGACAGCTATGCCCGTACGAGAATCCAAGTGGTGGCGCCGCGCCCTATTCGGTGTCCAACCGACACCGCCACCGACGCCCCCAAGTCCCAACCCAATCTGGGACGAGCTGGCCGCCAAGCATGGCATCCCGGCTGAAATATGGGGTACAGCAGCATGATTGAGAACACCTCGCAACGCCACCCCATCGAGCATCTAGTTGGCTGCCTGGACGGCAACACCTCCAACTACATCGAGGGCATGGAGCGAACTGGGCAACAGCAGCTCCTCACGTCCGACCTCCTCCCTGCCAATGCCGGGCGAGTGTGGTCAGGCGAGGGCGACGCAATGCTCGACATCAGTGGCTGGGATGTTCTGGAACAGTGGGGATTCCAACGCAGCGAACGCGTTGAGGGCGATCCGCTATTCGTTCGGGCCACCCTCCCGGAAGGGTGGTCACGCAAGGGCAGTGAACACGCCATGCACTCAACCATCGTCGACGACCGCGGCGTAGAACGCGTCAGTGTCTTCTACAAGGCTGCCTTCTATGACCGCCGCGCCAGTATGTCCGTGATCACCGACCCCGGAGGCAATCTCGGAAGCACCGCGATCTATAGCGACGCCGCCGTGGCCCTGCCGGACGAATGGGCGGTGCTCACCACCGAAGAGCGCGACGGATTCCGAGGCGCGCTCGATAGCTATCTGCGTCGAGCCGACGAGTATCCAGACATCTACGAGGACCGAGTGCCCCGCGTGCGTAGCCTCCTGGCGCTGGTGGAGGCCGCCGCATGATTCGCCAACTTCCCACCGTCGCTATGGCTGCCGCGCTGGCGCTCGCCACCGCAGCACCTGCGTCGGCCGACAGGGTCAACGACGTCGCCAATGACATCGGCGGCGCAGTCTGCGTCATCGTCGGCGCCGACCCAACCTTCCACGGCATCAACAGCATCGGCCAGGCGCTCAACCTACGGGGGTTCACCGACCAGGCCGCCGGACGCGTCATCGCTCTCTCGGTATCCGCCTACTGCCCATGGCATCAACCACTCATCGACCTGTACACCAAGGCATCCCGCTGGAGGACTGCATGAGCCGCGACGTATGGGTCATCGACCTGGAGACAACCGGACTCGACCGGAATGTCCACCTACCCGTGGAAGTGGCCGCGATCAACCTCAAGAACGGACGCGAAATCCACTTCGTGCCCTTCATCACTGGCGAGGCACTAGGACAAGCGGACCGAGAAGCCATGCGGATCAACAAGTACCACGAGCGGGCGCTGTACAAAGATCAGCTCGACCGCAACAACTCGATTCGCAGCTACCAAGACCTTTTCGAGTTGTTGCACGGCCAAACATTGGCAGGGGCAAACCCCAGGTTCGACGCCGACATGCTCCTCAACGGATACGCGTGGCAGCTAGAACAGGGGCCACTCGTAGCCGGGGTCAGCACCCGCATCGAGGAGCCGTGGCACCATCGGCTCGCAGACCTATGTGCCTACACCGCAGGACAACTCGACATCTCGCCAGACGACATACCCGGCCTCGCCGGGGTGTGCCAACTACTTGGCGTCACCAACGAGGCCGAGCACACCGCGATAGGTGACGCCCGCGCAACCGTCCAATGCTTCCGCCGCCTCTACCCCGGGAAGGACCAATGAACGACCCCGTCGCACGCCACAACCAGCTGGTGAGCAAGAACATCGAAATCGCCATGAGCAAGTTGTCTCCCATGGAGCGGCTGCGGAAGCAGACAGCCGCCAATTCCAACACCCTCGGGTACGCCGTCTTCCTGGGACTGCAACGACAGGCCAACACCTACGCCGGGACAGTGCCCGCAGACGAGGTCCAGCGTCGGCGCCGCCGGAACCGTGCGGCCCGCAAGGCGCGCCGCAGGAACCGCGCAGCATGAGGAAAGAATGCACCCGCCCCAACTGCACCGAGTTGGTGCAGGCCCGCGGGCTGTGCCCCACCCACTACGCAAAGTACCGGCGCCTCGCCGTCTCCGACGGCCGCTGGAGCCCACTACACGTACCAGCGGACGACACCCGCACCCGCGTCCTCGCCCTCATGGCAGCGGGCGTCGGCATATCCCGAATCGCAGAACTAGCTGGAGTGACCCACCGGGCCATCGACTTCCTGACCAGGGAAGACCAACGGCTGGTGAAACGGACCACCCGCGCCGCCATCCTCGCTATCCCGGTGCCTGTATGTCCGTTTGGGCCGCAGATGGCCGCTGGCGCGCGGATCGATGCCACCGGTTCACGGCGCCGCGTCCTGGCCCTTTCCGCGGTCGGATGGTCTCAACAGCACCTCTCGGTACGCCTCGGGCTAGACCCCGGCGGCCTGTCCAAGGTCGCGACGGGCGCCGTCAAGAAGGTCACGGTGGCCCGCGCCCGAGAGATCGACGCGCTGTACCGCGAGTTGCAGGAGGTACCAGGTCCTTCCGACGTCGCACGGCGCATCGCCACGCAGAGGGGATGGCCGCCGCCGGTGGCATGGGACGACACCGAAATCGACGACCCAGCGGCAACGGCCCACGTCCGCGGAGGGCAGGTCGTGTGGATCGACCTGTACCGCGACTACCTCGACCTCGGACTGTCCAACGACGAGATCGCCGAACGCATGGGAGTCACAACGGAATCCGTCGAGGCACGACTCAAGCGGCTACGCAAGAAGGGCATAGCGGCATGACGGCACGCAAAAAGGCCGAGCCGCTACCTGGTGCCATAACCACTCAGGAACGCAACGACGGCACCGGTTGGAGCTGGCGCTGGTTCTCCAACAAGGGCAACGTGCACTTTCACCCGGGACCGTTCCCAACTACCGCTGCTGCGCGCGCCGCAGCCCGTAAGTGGGTACGAGACAACGTCCTTCGCGAGGCGCCCGGTGACGACGAATGAGCGCGCGTCGACGCTGCCCGGTCTGCGGTGCAACCGTGTTCCGCACACCCAAGGGCAACGTCCTCGCGCATCACGACCCACACGGCATCGCGCGCTGCCCCATGTCATACGAGAAGTTCGACCTGTGCGAGCCGTGGACCCCACGCGTCAAACACATCTGGGAACGGCGAGCCGCAGCGTGACAACAGACGACATTTGGGCAGAGCCGTACATATACCAGTGGACCGAAGACCTGACTCGTGAGCACGTCAAGGGCCGGTCAATGGGCTGGTGCGAGTGGTGCGGCAAGCAGCACGGGACAGACATGCACCACCGCCGCAATCGGTCACAAGGCGGCCAGTGGCACCCGGCCAACATCGTGCACCTGTGCCGCGACTGCCACCACTGGGTCACCACCAACCCGGTGGACGCCGAAGCAGTCGGACTCACCCTCACCCACGGCCAGGACCTCTACGACACCCCCATCGCGCTGCCTCTGCACGACATCTACCTGCACGACAACTACCTACCGAAGGGCCGCAACGCATGACCGCCGCCGACACCAAGCTGATCCCTGCCGTGGACGGTATGTATGCCGGTATCCCCGACGAGGCCTACCACGCAGACCGCGGCAGCCTGTCCTCCTCCGGCGCCCGCGCGCTCCTGGCGCCGTCATGCCCAGCGATATTCCGCCACTACCAGGACCAGCCGCGGACACCGAAGAAGGAGTACGACTTCGGCCACGCTGCCCACCTGTACGTACTCGGCGAGGGCGGGGAGATCGTCGCGCTAGACCCGAAGGAACACGGGTTGACGAAAGACGGCAAGGTGTCCGACTCGCCTACATCGACCGCTATGTGGAAGGAGGCGGCGAAGGAGGCCCGCGCTAACGGCCAGATACCCATGCACATCGACGATGTCGCGGAGGCAAAGGCTATGGCCGCCAAGGTCCGCGAGCACCCCATTGCCCGCATCCTGCTGGCAGACGGAACACCCGAGCTATCCGGGTACTGGCACGACCCTGAAACCGGGGTGCGACTGCGCCTCCGGCCCGACTGGCTCCCCAACCCCGGCCGCCACCGCCTGGTGGTTGTCGACTACAAGACCTCGACATCGGCGCACCCAGGTCACTTCGCCAAGGCGGCAGCCGAATACGGGTACCACATGCAGGCCCCCTGGTACCTCGACGGGCTGGCGGCATGCGAGATAGCCGACGACGCCGCGTTCGTGTTCATCGTCCAGTCCAAGAACCCGCCCTACCTCGTGTCGGTCAACGAACTAGACCCCGCCGCAATCGATCTCGGCCGACGACGCAACCGCAAGGCCATCGACCTCTACGCGCAATGCGTTGCCAACGACCACTGGCCGGACTACGGCCAGGGCATCAACTCCATATCCCTGCCCAGCTACGCCATCTACCAGCAAGAAGGAGACCTTGACTAATGACCGTCTCGCAGTACCAGCCCATCGCCGCTGCACCCCGGACCGCGATCAGCCAAGCCACCTCGGTGGAACAGTCCCGTGCCGTCGCCGAGGTCCAGTCAGCAGTCATTGTTGCGCAACAGATTCCCCGTGACCTCCAGCGCGCCGAGGCGGAAATGCGGGACGCGTGCAGCCGCATGGCCATGGCGGTACAGGCGTTCTACCAGGTGCCCAACCGCGGCACCGGCCCCTCCGTGCACCTCATGCGCGAGCTGGCCCGGCTGTGGGGCAACGTTCAATACGGCGTCAACGAGCTGCACCGCGACGACCTCAAAGCTGAGTCCGAGATCCAGGCATTCGCCTGGGACGTCCAGACCAACACGCGCTCCACACGTACGTTCATCGTGCCGCACGCCCGTATGAAGCAGGGGCGCCGCGAGGAGCTAAACGACCTCGGCGACATCACGAACAACAACAACAATGCCGGTGCCCGCGCTGTCCGCGAATGCATTTCGTCGGTGCTGCCGAAGTGGTTTACCGAGATGGCGCAGGACCTGTGCCGCAACACCTTGGAAAAGGGCGAAGGCGTCCCCCTCAAGGACCGCATCGAAACCATGGTCGCCAAGTTCCGGCAGGAACTCGGTGTCACTGAGGCCCAGATGGAGGCCCGGATCGGGAAGAAGCGCGGCGCCTGGGACGCCGGAGACGTCGCCCAGATGGGCATCACGTACACCTCCATCACCCGCGACGGCATGGACCAGCGCGAGATCTTCCCGCCCGCCTCACAGTCCACCCAAGACGAAATCACCGCCCGTGCAACAGAAACAAAGGCCACTCCGAAGACGGACCCCGCGTCAACGACCACCGGTGATCTGGCGCCCACCATCGGGGACCCGGAAACGGGTTCGGGCGCTACAGAACCCGCGGCCGAGGAGGTCCCCGTGCCGGACGGCGGTGACCTCATCCCGCCGTCCGGCAGCGGAACACCTGACGGAGCCGACCCGGCAGAAGTGAACAGCCGAGGCGAGTACCTGGCAACGAAGAAGGACATCGGCACCGTCCGCGGCCTTCTAGGCAACGCCAAGTACTCGTTCCGCACCAAAGAATCCGCTGTCGACGCACTGGCCTACCTCAAGACGGTCATCAGCAGGGACATATCGGACATCAACGACCTGTCCGAAAACGAAGCGGCAAACCTCATCGCCGCACTCAACAACAAGGAGAACTAACCAAATGTCCTGGGAATTCGTAACATTCCTCATCGTCGGCGGCATCGCACTGCTGCTATTTCTGGGCGGTCTAGGCGTCAAATTCCTAGACCGTAACTCTGAGGGCGCCGTTGTCTCGATGGGCGTCGGTGTCATAGGCGTTGTGTTGGCCTTCGCGGTCCTCCTGATCGGCTGCTTCACGGTCGTAGGCACCCGCAAGGTCGGTATCGAGACCGTGTTCGGAAAGCCCTCCGGCGAGACGCTGTCCAACGGCTTTCACTGGAAGAAGCCGTGGGCGACGGTCGACGAGATGGACGCGGCAGTCCAGATCGATAAATACGAGGGCACCGGCCGCATCAAGGTCCGCCTGGGCAACTCGTCCACCGCCGACGCTGACGTATCCGTGCGCTGGCAGATCAAGCAGGACGCCGCCGACGAGCTGTACGTGCAATACCGGTCATTCGACAACGTTCGCACCAACCTCATCACCCGCAACCTCCAGGTCTCACTCAACGACGTGTTCTCCAAGCTCGACCCACTGGCAACCAAGTGGGCCAACGGATTACCGCTGGAGACCTTCGCCAAGGAAGCGTCCGAGAAGCTACGCGCCCTGGTAGGTGACCAGGTCGACATCCTGGACGTCGCCGTCCCCACCATCGACTATGACGACGGCACCGAGGCCCGTATCAACGAGCTGAACGCAGAGCGTGCGAACACCGCGAAGGCCGAACAGGCGAAGAAGACGGCCACCGAACAGGCCGAGGCCAACCGCATCCTCTCCTCATCAGTATCCAACGACCCCAACGTGATTGTGCAGAACTGCATCACGAAGGCACTGGACAAGGGCATGTCGCCGTGGGGCTGCTGGCCCGGCACCGGCGCCCTCGCCACCATCACCGCACCCATCAAGTAACACCCCACGAAAGGAACACCGCCCATATGACCACTCCAGCCCCCGAGGAAGCGGACCGGGTACGCCCGTTCGCCGACTTCCTGCGGGAACTACAGAAGGGCCGCGTGCACGACGAGCTGTCCGACGGCCTCAAGGAAGTTGTTGCCGCCGTCCGCGCGACCGGCAAGGCCGGGTCACTCACGTTGAAGCTCAGCGTTTCTGAGCAGGCCAACACCTCCATGTTGGTCATCAAGGACGACGTGACTGTCAAGGCGCCGCAGGCCGACCGCCAGGTATCCCTCTGGTTCGTCGACCGCGAGGGCAACGTCACCCGCACCGACCCGGCGCAACTCCAGTTCGAGTCCATGAAAGCGGTCGCCGAGAGCACCACGAACATCCGAAAGGAAGCCTGACCCATGACCGACGAAATCCGTACCGAGGCAGATGCTGTCGCCGAACTCGCCAACGCGGCGGAGCGTTACAGCACTGAGCAGGTTGTGCCCGACACCGAGCACGTCCTGTCGTTCGTCACCCGCGACGACGAGGGCCGCGACTTCGACTCGCTGGAGCGGTACCTGCCGAACCCTCGACGCGACCGCGGCACCACCACCGTGCTGGACGTCGACAGCTTCAACAAGCTGACCGACGGCGTCCTGCAACTCGATGCCGTCGCGTACGCCGACCGCGGCCCCAGCCGGATCACCGCGGTACTGAACGACAAGGGCTGGCGTGACCACCGCATCGTGGTGGCGCTCCAGCTGTCCCGCGAGTGGAACCACTGGGCGGCAGCCGACGGCAAGCTGCTCAACCAGATTGCGTTCGCCGAGCACATCGAGGACGGCCTGGCCGCCATCACGTCGCCACCGGCGGCGGACCTGATGGAGGTCGTGCAGAACTTCCAGACGAAGCGCAAGGTCGAGTTCCAGTCCGGCCACCGCACCCAGTCCGGCGAGGTGCAGTTCCAGTACAAGGAGGAGGCCACCGCAACCGCTGGCGGCAAGGGCGGGCATATCGAGGTGCCCGAGCACTTCACCCTCCGCATCCCGGTCTACGAGCGCGGCGACGTGTACGACCTGACCGCCCGCCTGCGGTTCCGCATCGGCCAGGACGGCTTGCTCCTCGGCTACAAGCTGGACCGCGCCGGGGACGTCAAGGACGCAGCGTTCGACGCTGAGGTGGCGAAGCTGGCCGTCATCAAGTCCGTGTTTGGTCCCGCGCCCGACACGATCCGCGAGCTGTGAGCAGGAGGAAGGAGTTCCCGTTGGTGGCGGTGTTAGCCGTCACCAACGGACTCCCCGAAGGCGCCATCTGCACCGTGGTGCAGGTGCAGGACCTGTTGTCGCACATGACCGGTAACCGCATCTTCCTGCATCAGATACCGCGGGCGAAGGACGTGTGCGGAAAGTTCCTCCGCGACCAGCACACCTGGCTAGACAACACCTGCCCGTCGTCCGAGCAGCTGGCCGACGTCGCCAAGTTGCGGCGCTGGGCGAATGCAGTGGAGAAGGTGCGCGGCGAAACGGTGAAGGTCAGCGTGTTGCCCGGGGACGCGTACACCTACATGGACCCGATCATCGAGAACGCGGTCAACATCAAGGCCGCGGAGCAGGCAGCCAAGGAGAAGGCGGCGGCAGGGTGACCACACACTCCGCCACCGGCTACTTGATCTTGGAGGCGTCCCGCGGCTGGCGCATGGGTGACGACGGACTCAAGGTCGTCAACGGCCTACGCATCGCCGGATACCGGGCCAACCGCCCGGCGAAGCTGGCGCGGGACCAGATCACCGTCAAGGTCGGGGTGACAGTGGATGCGGCTGAATTCTCGCCCATAACAGCAGAAATCGCGATCACCCTCGACCCGTCTCAGGTCATCCACCCGGTCATTGAAGCCCTAGACCCAGCCAAGGAGCCCTGATGGCCACCCTCACCCAGGCCGACATGTTCCCCACAGCGAAGCGGAACACCCTCAATTACCGGGGCGACATCGCCGACCACGTCATGAGTGTGAACCAGCGATGGGGGCCGGACATGTTCGGTGCCCTCTACACACCCGTGGCGGCGGTCTACGACCCCGAGGCCGACCAGACAAAGGTCACCTTCCGGTCTATCCCACGCCCACAACCACAACGCGCCCACCAGCGCGACGAGATCCCGTTGGCACATCCGGACGGCAACCGGCGCCAGCGCCGAAGCAAGGGGAAGAAGTATTGACTACCAACGATATTGAGCGCGTGGTGAAGGCAGCAGCTGACGTCACCAACCGACTCCTCCATGGAGTAGCCAACCGGATCGATACATTCGTCCAGAGTGTTGATACGGAAGCACTGGCCGACGCGATCACCGGTATGCGGGCCACAGTCCACCCCGGCACGAAACCTGCGCCAGCTCAGACCGTGTATGTAAGGACCGCGGTGCGGTGCGTCACCTGCCAGGGCGTGTACCGCGTCAAGACCGACGGGCGTAACCCGCTGTGGGTATGCCAGCCTTGCGCCCGCCAATGGTGCCGCTGGGACGGTGTCGCACCGCAGGTTTCAACACACCTGCGAGTTGTTGGGGCGGGGGAGAAGCGATGACCGCCACCGGCCCCAACAACCACCACTTGCTGCGCAAGTGGTTGCGCCTGGAACCGCATCAACCCATCGGCGCCGAAGGCGAGGCGCCGTACCTATTGCGCTGGTACGTAATCCCGCGCAACCGGTGGCTCAACATCTACCTACACAAGTTCCTGCGTGACGACGACGACCGCGCCCTGCACGACCACCCCTGGTGGTTCGTCTCCCTGATGTTGTGGGGGCAGTACGTGGAGGTCACTGAGGAGGGTCGGTCCGTCAGGTCCGCCCCGGAGCCGTGGCGCTTCTTCTGGGGCGACCGGCCGCTGGCATTCCGGCGAGGCACATGGCGGCACCGCGTGGAGTTGGTACCGGCCGCGACGCACTCAAATCAGTTCCTCGCGCGCCGCGATCAGCGCAAGCTCCCGTGCTGGACACTCATCGTGACAGGGCGGCGGGTACGCCTTTGGGGGTTCTGGTGCAAAGACCGCGCGGATGAAACCAACGTCGACAACGCCATCGACCGTATGCGCGTGCGGCGCGGTGAGGTCTTCGAAGTAGACCGGTTTATCCCATGGGACGAGTTCGGGGCGGCTGGGTGCGGTGAGCCCACAACGGTGGACGAACAGCAGCGACCGGGCACGTCACCCACCCGCGTAATAGACGCAGCACACCTGGCGCGACAGCGTGCATTCAGCCTCGCAACCTTCGGCCCGGGTGCCCGAACCAACGGAGTCTTGGACCACATCGGCAAAGAGCTGAACGAGATACGGGACGCCCCTGACGACATCTCCGAATGGGTAGACGTCATCATCCTGGCCTTCGACGGAGCCTGGCGCGCGGGCTGGGAACCGCAACAGATCATCGACGCGATCCTTGCGAAGCAGACCAGGAACGAGCAACGCACGTGGCCCGACTGGCGCACCGCAGACCCCAACAAGGCCATCGAGCACGTGCACAGCGACGTAGACGGCGACGTAAACCGATGAAGATCATTGATACACAACGGCAATGGGCCGTCGTGTGCACCGTATGCCCACCCGGACCCGGTGACAGCGACGGCCAAACCTGGGCATTCCCAGGCACCGATGAAGGCAAGGTTCACGCGGAAGCATTTGCCGTCCGCCACAACTCGCTGCAAGGTCACCGCACTTACGTCAGCGAGCAGTACGTCATGGAGGCGACCCTGCGCGACAATGGAGCGGGGTACATGGCCCTGCCTCTGGACGCTGACGGGGAGCGCCTAGCCTCCGCTATTGCCGTAAAGGTCAACCTTCCAACGGTATTCCCCGGCCGCCCCGCGGTGTACTACCTCGCCACCTGCCAGGAGTGCGTCGATATGAAGCTCCCGTTTGGCGCCGAGGACGACCGTGACCTATGGGCCGACGGCCACCACAAGGGCACTGGCCACGACGTCACCCCATCCGTCGAAGTACGACCGGACCAAGGGGAATAACGGTGAGCCAGACAGTCCACATCCGCACCGGCATCTACACCACCAGCGGCGGAATCACTTTCACCGTCAACGACACCGATCTAGGCGTATGCGGCATAACCCACTGTGGGCAGACCGCGATGATCGCCATAGACCTTGACGGCCAGGGCGGCCTTCGCTGCCCCGAGCACTACCAGCCGTGGGCGGACAACCCCGCAGAAACGAGCGAGCAATGACCATCTACTGCTACGACACAGAGTTCCTGGAAGACGGCCGCACCATAGACCTGATCTCAATCGGAATCGTGTGCGAGGACGGCCGCGAATACTACGCCGTCAACAGCGAGGCCGATTGGGACCGTATCCGCAAGGACGACTGGCTCATGGACAACGTCGTACGCCACTTGCCCACCCACCCAACCGGGGAGGTGAAGAAGCGTCAAGGATTCAGCGCTACCGGTTGGTCGTGGGGAGGAATAGACATGCGCTCCCCGCTGGTAAAGCCAAAGTGGGTAATTGCCAACGAGGTTCGCCAGTTCATCATCGGTGACCTCGCAGACCGAAACGAGGCTGTCGCCGACCACGAGCTACCGGTGCTCTGGGCTTACTACGGCGCCTACGACCACGTGGCCCTGTGCCAGCTATGGGGTCGGATGATTCACCACCCTCGGTTCATGCCCATGTACACCCTGGACCTCAAGCAGGAGATGGACCGCCTCAGTATCAGCGGCAGCACTGTACCGAAACCTGGTACCGCCCACGACGCTCTTTCCGACGCCCGGTGGAACTGGCGAATGCTCAACAAACTGCGCACCGCGGCAGCAGAGGCGGCGTTCTGATGGGGGACAAAACAGGCATCGAATGGACTGATGCCACTTGGTCACCAGTGACCGGTTGCACCCGTGTCAGTGATGGATGCCTGAACTGCTACATCGAACGATCGACACCAATTCGTATCGCAGGCCGAAAGTTTGACGGTGAAGGCATCGGGTCGAGTCTGGCGGTACAACTCCACCCGAACCGTCTGGACTGGCCACTCCGAAAGCGTGACGGGAAGAAGATCTTCGTCTGCTCACAAGCCGACCTTTTCCACTCTGATGTGCCCGACGAGTACATCGCGAAGGTGTTCGCCGTCATGGCGCTCGCCCCGCACCACACCTTCCAGGTGCTCACCAAACGCCACGACCGCATGCGGTCGCTCCTGAGTAGTCATGCCTTCTGGGCGCGGGTTGGCGTGGCGGGGCTCGACCGCGATGTTTGGTTGCCCCAGGCCGGTGTTTCGCTAGATCAGCACTACCTGCCCAACGTCTGGTTGGGAGTGAGCGCAGAAGATCAGAAGCGCGCCGACCTCCGCATCCCGGCGCTGCTGGACACCCCGGCCGCCGTGCGGTTCATCAGTGCCGAGCCGCTTCTCGGGCCGATCGACCTACATGCCGACCCGATCGGGAAAGACTCGGTGTTCTGGATCGGGCGTCTGGACTGGGTGATCGTCGGCGGCGAGTCCGGGTCGGGCGCGCGGCCGATGCATCCGTGGTGGGCGGAGAGCCTGCACCGCCAGTGTGTGGCAGCCGGTGTCCCGTTCCTGTTCAAGCAATGGGGCGATTGGACACCCATGGCGCCGTTGAAGAAGGGCCGTTTCGACTTCTCGAACGGTATCGCGATGACCGACGACGGAAACACCTACAACGCGGGTGATCTGGACTGGCCTGACGGCCCGCGCCGTGGTGAGGCGATACGCGCCGACTTCCCACACCACCACCCGACCTCCATGTACCGCGTCGGGAAGAAGGCGGCGGGCCGCGAGCTGTACCACGACGGCCGGACCTTCGACGGCTACCCCCAGGTGTTGGCGTGATGGCGTTTCAGGCTAAATACCGCGGGCAGTGCCGTAACTGCGGTGAGCAGATCGAGCCGGGTGACTTGGCGACCTACATGCACGATCACATCGTCCATGACCAATGCCCTGACGCGGTCGATCCGGCACAGCCCGGGCGGCAGGAGCGAAAGTGCCCGGACTGCCACACAATCCACGCAGGGGAGTGCTTCTGATGACGACCGTCTGGTTCACCTCCGACCTACACATCGGGCATGCCCTGGTCGCGGAGGAACGCGCCAACCGCGCCAACATCGCGGTCCCGCTGGCCCCTACAGAACGTAGTGAGCACTGCATCCGGTGGCACGACCGGACCCTCGCCGAGAATTGGGACGCAGTCGTTCAGCCGCACGACCAGGTGTGGGTGCTGGGCGACCTCAGCGCCGGATCATCTGGAGCACAAAGGAACGCGCTGAAATGGATCGAGCAAAGGCCCGGCGAGAAGCACCTGGTTTCCGGGAACCACGACCGCGTCCACCCCATGTATCGGGACGCCCACAAGTGGCAGGCGCACTACCTGGAGGTGTTCCAGTCGGTGCAGCCGTTCGCCCGTCGCCGCGTGGGCGGACACACCGCGTTGCTGTCGCACCTGCCCTACCGCGGCGACCACACCACGGAGCAGCGCTACAACCAGTACCGGCTCCGCGACGAGGGCGAGTGGCTTCTACACGGGCACACCCATTCCCGCGCCAGCTTCCTCCCACATGTGCACCAACGGCAGCTCCACGTGGGCGTAGACGCATGGCAGATGGCGCCCGTGAACATCGACGTGCTGGCTGACGGCATAGAGCAGCTGGGAGCCGAGTGGTGAGCGGCGGCAGCTTCAACTACCTGTACTCGGACGCCCTAGACGAAGTCATGTGCCACATGTCCACCCTCAACGACATGGCCGACGCCCTGGACTCGTCCTTTCCGGGAACTCGCGCCGCACGGGACACCCGCGCACTCATCGCCCGCATTAACGAGGCGTTGACCGCGTGGGAGTCCGAGCAGATGAGGGCGCTACGGGACGTCTGGCACGACGTCGAGTGGTGGATGTCCATGGACTACAGCCGAGATAAGGCACAGGCGGCCGTCGACAACTACCGCAGCAACCACAACGGGCTGCTCAGCTGGGCGCCCATGTCCGGCAACGCAACCCACAACAAGGAGACAGCGTGAACCTCAACGCGACACTGGACAACGACACACCGGCGCAGACCCCAGCCTCGCCGGAGGCTCCACTTGAATATCTGGACGGCCGTGTGACCGTTAGCGACACCGAGCTGGCTGCCATGATCGTTTGGCTACAGAGGGAGATACCCAGCTTCCCGCAGAAGCTGGATTACAACATCGCCAAACAGCTAGTGGTCGGGTTGCTCCGCGCCCTCAACGTCAAGCGCCTGGGCTACGCCGAGGGCAGCGTGGCCGTCCACACGGACGGTCGCCTGGCCCGCCGCTACTACTCGGCCACCGGGAAGCGGTTGACCTGGTTAGTGATTCAACCCCCCAGTGACGCGCCACTGGAGGTAGACAGCGGCAAGGAGCTGCCAGGTTTCAGCTGGACCGTCCACCCCCGTGGAATGGGCCGTGACCCAGTGACCGGCTGGTGAGCATGCCCCAACGTATTCAGTTGCGGCGTAGCGCAGGGTGGCGGAAACCGGAAGGGGCGATAGTAGTTGCCCGGCCATCGCGATGGGGCAACCCGTTCAAGGTCGTGTGCACCGGGACGGAGCCCGGCCTTTTCAGCCGCCGTCGCGAACGTGTCTGGACCGTCGAAGGACCCGGAAAGTTCTTCCAGGGCACCGGGACACACGAGTGGGCAGCAGTCTACGCAGTGCGCCTGTACCGCCGCTGGCTCCTCAGCTCCATGAAGCGCGTGGAGGATCTGGTGCCCCTTCTCCGAGGCCACGACCTTTGCTGCTGGTGCCGACTCGACGCCCCCTGCCACGCGGACGTCCTACTAGAACTAGCCAACGAGAAGGAGATATAGCTGTGCCGCGCGACCATGGTCGGATTCTTACAATCATTTGGCGGGACAAAGACTTTCAGCAGCGTTCCGTGGAGGCACAGCGCATGTACATGCTTCTGTTGTCGCAGCCGAATGTGAACAATGCCGGTGTCCTGCCGCTGCAACTAAGCAAGTGGGCGAAGGGCTGCGAGCAGACCAGCGTCGCCGATGTACGCCGCGCTACAAACGAACTCGCCGAGCACCTCTATGTGGCCTACGACGAGGACACCGAGGAACTGCTGGTCCGCTCGTATATTCGCAACGACGGCGTGCTTAAGCACAAGTACCTGTTCGCTAACGCTCTGAAATGCGCCCAGGCCGTCGAATCACCTAGCCTGCGTGCGGTACTGGCGGCCGAGTTGCGGCGCACCCGCCGTGCCGATGCGGTGACGGTCGCCAACCAGATCGACCCGTCTGGCCCCGGCCCAGACGGCACCCCGACAGACCCTAGGCCGGACGACGACCCAACGTCCCCAGACAGTGACCTCGACGGCATTTCGATGCCATCTGAAACCGACCCCAATGGCATCGAAAACCCATCGCAAACCGATGTGCCATTGGAATGCCATTCCGATGGCATCGGGATCACTAGGGGGAAGGGGAAGGGGAGGGGGAAGGGGTCACCTTGGGTAGGTGGTTACGTTGGGGAGGCGCCCACCCGCTGCCCTAAGCACATCAACGACCCACACCCCCCAAACTGCCGCGACTGCATGACAGCCCGACTGGCATCCGAGGCAGCCGCCCAGGAGGCAGCTGAACGTCAGAAGTCAGACCGGGCAGCAGCCCTGGCCCGACGCGAGGCGTGCACCCGCTGTCAGGGCGGCGGCTGGATCGAGGCCGACGACGGTTCCGGCGTCCTGCCCTGCACGTGCCGTAAACCCCTACAGCTCGTCCCACACCCCACCGACGCGCAGAGGGCAGCAGGATGACCGCCAGCGCGACATGCTGGACCGTGCACGCCGGGGGCTGCCTGTGATGACCGGAGACCGCCTCACCGAACAGCAGATCGCAGCCCTAGTAGATACCCAGCTGGTCGGGCTCAACGACCAGTTTGTCGGTCGTCGCCCCACCTGCCAGCACCCGCAACGCACGTGCAGGCGGCCGGTCACCGCGGTCGTCTCGGTGCATGTCCTGGACAACTGCGACGGCGAGGAGGCCGACGAGTTCGGCAACGAGGTGTTCCTGTTGTGCACGAATTGCGCACGGGCGCTGTGGATGGCGGCCATGTGGGAGGTACGCGAACGCACCGTCGCCGCTACCCGTGCTGGCGTCATACCCATGTGCTCTACGTGCCAGGCACCGGTCGTCAAGCCATCGCACATCGTCCGCGATGTACGCAAATACGAGGAGGTTTTCAATGCACCGTGAGTGGACCCCGGAGCAGCTAAAGCGTTGGCGCATACGCAAAGCGCAGAACGGCGAACAGACACCCTGGCAGCGCCGGGACTGGTCCGCACTGCCCGACGACGTCCTGACCGCATCGCCGCAATGGTGCATATGGCGGCCCTGGGAGCAACACCCCATCGCCTGCGTCGACACCCAGCAAGACGCCATACGGCACGTCATCCTCCAGTTGCAGAGTGCGTACCTACGCGCGGCTGAGCGGGAGGAACTGGAGCGACAGGGCATGGAGCTAGCACGCATCAACAACCGGCCGCGGGGGTTGGAGTCGTGAGCGTGATTCTTGAGGCCCTGGCGCTATTTCTTGCGGCTAGTGGCGGATTCACCGCGTACCTGTTGACGCTCGGGCATCGCCGACGCGGCAACCAGATCCAGATCTCCGGCGACAATTCCGTCGCTATCCAGGCTGGCGGGACCATCACGGTGCAGGCCAGCCGCGGTAGCATCGCCGCCCACACCATCGTCGGCAACGTGAACGTCGGTGGTGAGCGCTGGGTCGGAGTCGAACCGAACCCGCTACGGCGTGCACTACTTGCCCGCTCCGGTCCAGGCCAGCCGCTGTACATGTTCGGCGAGGTCGACTCCTACGACGAGTTGCCCAGCATGGTCAACGCGGCCACCGACCACATCGGCAAGTGGTGGTGGGACCGCACTAGCGAGGTCGCATACCTCTGGCTCGGCCAGGGCTACAAGGTCCTAGGCGCACCCGAGATAGCCAAACCGACACGACCCGACACCTACCGAATATCTGAGTTCGCCGCACAATGCGCCTGCCCCCGTTGCGGATTCATCAACACCCACTACATCCAGCCATGCACACAGGACACCGGCTCTGTCACCCGGGAGTGCACGGAGTGTGGACAGACTTGGAGGCAGCAGTGACCTATCAGACCGTTCGCCTGGACGATCCGACAACCCCAGTTGCGTTGCACCGCAACGGTAAGAAGTGGCCAGTACCCTTCCGCCTGAATCTCGCACACGACGATTTCGTTCGCGCCAGGCTGACCGACACCCTGCACCCCGGCGACATCCTGGACCTGCCCTTCAACGTCACCGGCACCATAGTGGAGATCGCCGTATGGCCGCCGAAAGCCCGCGACAACGACGGCCACTGGTTCGCACGCAAGACCCACCCATACCGAATCGACCTGCAATTCCACGCCTTCGACACCTGCCCCCAATGCGACACCCAGGCAGCACACCAGGTCGAGATACCCGAGTACGAGACGTGGTGGGACAGCCCGCTAACCGCCGAGTTCCCGCACCGCAGGTACGTCCTCCGCACCTGCATCACATGCCGCAACTCATGGGAACAGGGCGAGGCGCAGTGAGCATGAGTAACCCTGTGACGCAACGTGATCCGCACCGCTGCGCGTTCGGACACCGATGCGTAAACCACGACTGGTCAACCGTCGTCGACGAAGATGACGCACCCTCCGGCCAACTCATTGCCGACGGTGTGATCTGCGGCGGCTGCCTAACCCGCCTGCGGTACGCCGTCAACGGCCTACCCCGGGACTGGGACCGGCTCCACGAAGGCATCGGCGAACGCGTGTACGTCGACCGAGCACGCGTCACCATGACCTCTACCGCAGCCATCAACCTCAACACCCAACGCGACGCTCTCCAACGCGACATCGTCGAGACCGCCGACCGCGCAGCGGAAATGGTTGAACACGCGATGAACCTGACCGGCAGGCAGCGCCACGGCCGCCAGGGCTTCACCGTCCACCAACGTCAGGTAGTCGCCCGTTCCGTCGCCGTCGTCGGCGAAAACCTGGACGTACTCCTGGCTCAACCCGCCCAACCCATGCTCGTCTGGGGCCGAGTACCCGACGGCGACGAGGGCTGGCATCCCCAGCACGGACAACCCCGCCACCTCGTAGACCGCGACGGCGTCGACATCGCCCTCCAACTAATCGAGCTGTCCCGCAACGTCTACCAGGCCCTCGGACTACCCCGACTACGCCACCACTCCGCCATGCCCTGCCCCGCAGTCAAACGGGACGGCCAGCAGTGCGGCGCCTACACCGTCGGCCGCTGGGACGGCACCTCCCAATACGACTGCACCACCTGCGGCCGAACATATGGCGAACGGGAATACCCCTGGCTCCAGCGCGGCGTCATCGACCTCATGCGCGAACTCGAAGAACGGGAGAAAAACATGCAACTACTCGACCAACTCAAACACCTACTAGCCGAGGCATACTGGCGCCTCGACGGCATCAACGACATGGTCCAGCGTGTCGCCGACGAGCCGCTGCTGGACGAGGCGGGCGCCGGACGACTGGTCGTCGACAAGGTGACCGCGATACTCAACGACGGGCTGGTACCGCACCAGACACCCGAGCAGCGGCAGACCACCCCGGCGGGCGGTAACTGATGGGCGTGCAGACGGTCGTCAGCACGATCTACAAATGCGACCGGTGCGGGTCCGAGTCCACCAGCTCCCGGGACTATGAGCGCGGCGCCCACGCAGGCGCCAAGGGTGAGAAGTACTGGTGGTGCGCCGCCTGCTACACCGCCTTCCTCCGGTTCGCCGCTAACCAGGGCACCACGCAGGAGGTCTGGCTGGGGTACCAGGGCGACGGCCCCGCCCTCCAGGGAGGCTCCCGGCTGCAAGTGGTGTTCGGCGACGAGAGCACCGCCCAGGCGTGGTATTCAGGGCTGGAGCCGGGGTCGTGGGACTACCGCAGCATCACCCGGCACAAGGTCGTCAGCGCGGGGCAGACCACGTGACCGGCGCCGCGGTGGAGGACCTGCACGTTATGGAGACACGGGTCTACCGCCGGTACGCCGAGGCAGTCGCCGCCAGCATCCCCGCTATGCCGGACTTCTCCGACTGGCTGGACATGCTGTCCGCGCCAACCAAGTACACCGTCGACACCGCGCTGGTATGCCCCGACACCGTCACCGAGGTTCCGCAGTTCCCGCCCGAACGCTGGATCACGTACCCAGCCCGGCGCCGCGTGTCGCTGATGCTGGCTGACGAAATGCTCAACCGCATCAACGGCGGCAACACCGCGCACGACTGGCTCGCCATGGTTGGCATCCTGTTGACCTTCGGGGGACGGAGCCGCGAGGCATGAAACCGCGTACCCCGCACCTGCTTCCATGGAATCCAGAGACGGGACATACCAACGTGTGCCGCAGCCCAGCGATAGGGCACGACTATGACTGATCAGAAGGTTTGGAAGTGGACCGGCGACAGCCGCGAGGACAAGGCGAAACGCGTCGCCCTGTCCTATCGCCAGCTCCTTGAAGATGTCGCCGCCGGACGCATCACCGACCCCATGCAGGCCCTCATCGAACGCGACAGGTACTGGCAAGACCTCGGCGTCTACTGGTCGGTGCCATCCGTCGCCCCCATCGACCAGGAGGCGTGGTTGTCGGCCGCCGACCTCGTCATCCACCTCGCCCACATCGTCCAACTCACCGAGCATCAGGTCCGCAACTGGGCGTACCGGCGACGAAAGGGACTGGGCGACGGCATAACCGAGCGTACCGGGCAGGAAGGCAAACCGGAATACAACGTCGCCGACGTCCTGGCCTACCTCACCCGCCAACGCGTCCGCCGACAGGGAGGCACCAGCGCATGATCTGGGAACTATGGGCAACCCCGTCCGGCCAGATCTTCTGGCAGCTCGACAACTGGGGTGGCTTCTACAAATGCGTACCCTCCACGAACGGCCGCGAGACAGTGGAGACGCTGCCCGCCGACGCCCGGCCACTGATCAACGACGGCAGGTGGATCACCGGCGTGATGGACGCCGCCGAGGACGAGGCCCAACGCCGCATCATGGAGCCCGACTGGCCAACCCAACGTGTAGAACGCCCCTACGAGAAAGCCCAGCGCCTGCGGTTTGAGCGGTACATGGCAGAGGTCAAGAGCATGACCGCAGCGGCAATCGCCGCACCCCAGAATGGCGGAACATCATGACCGGCATCGCCTTCGTTGACGTGACCCTGGCATGGAAACGCATCGAGGATCGTTGGCACAAGGTCCGCTGGTTGTGGGTCGCCCACCACCGCGACGACATCGGCGGGACGTACACCCTGTTGCCGCGGACAACGGAGTACCGCCTCTGGGACCCGTCAACCAACACCACCACCGAGGTCGTTAAACGCTGCTGGATCACTGAATACGTGCCCGGCTCGCGCGACTGGGACGCTATTCCGTCATCCCGGGACCTCTACTGCGGCAACGACCTACGCGCCGCCCGCAAGGCCGCTGAGAAACACCACGCCGAGACCCGCCGCCGTTCCGCGTGGGAACGCTACATGCGGAACAACGACCCGCCAGCGCCGACCACACCCGAGGAAGAGGCACGCTGGTACAGCCGAGTGATGGCAGTCCGAAGCACCCCTGGTTAGTCCGTCCCGGGCATATCGTCTAGATCGTCCGAATAGTGCTCGGCGTAGTTGACCTCGTGACCGACCATCGCCGCCGCTTTCTCGGCCGCGGCGCATTCGTGGTCAGCGATAACGTAGATCTCTTCGCTGCCTGTATCTACTACGTATACCGCGTCCATCTGGCTAGCCTTTCTCTGCCTGGATGTTTCGCCGTTCGACCTCGGCTAGGGTTTCGGCTGCGAGCTTGTCGGCCGCTTCGTTGGTCAGCCGGACTCCGTCGCCGACAAGGAACTCTTCCTTGTCGAGGTCGATGTCGTCGACGACCAGGTCATCGCCGAAGGTGAGGCGCTTGAGGTCGGCTTCGCTGTGACTGCTCATGAGGGTCATTGTGCCCCTCCTTTCCGGTACTTGGTGGGCATGGCGTGGATACATACCCAGGTCCAGTCCTGGGTGGCGTGTGGGACCAGGATCAGCTCCAGCTCGACACCGGTGTCGTCGGTGCCGATGAAGTAGAGGCGCCAGATGCCGTCGCGGTTGTCGACGAGGAGCGGCATACCTGCGTTGCGGAGTGCCGACGTGACGCGGCGCTTGTTGGCGCGCATCCGCGCTTTCGCTGTGAGTATCACTCTTGCCATGACTCAGAATGTATAGCGCACTATACGAAAGGACAAGCCTTAACGACCTTGCTTCTATGTATAGTTCTGTATACGTTCCGAGTCATGAAAAACCTTTATGTAAAACGTATTGCCGTCATCGGTGCCGCCATCGCGGCCCTAACGGTGCTCCCAACTGCGACCGCCTCCGCGTTCCCCGACCGTTGCCTGTATGCCGCGACAGACGCTAAGACCTGCCTGGGCGCCCGACCGGCACCCTTCACGCCAGCGGGTGGCGGCGGATACAAACCCCCGGAGGACCCGGAATGCCCTGAGGGCCAGCACCGTTCATCTACAGCTCCGGCAGGTCCTGGCGCGGGCGAAACTGGAGGTAACAGCGCTGGTAGCGGGTCTGCTAGTAGCGGTGGTTCCTCGGCGAGCGGAGGAGCTGGCGCCGGACGGTGATGGTCGCGGCTACCGAGCGGCTATACAGACAAGCCTCAATCCTGTTGCAGCACCGCTATACCGCGGTATAGCTTCGTTTTCAGACAACAAAACAACGGACGACGTGAACAGAATGCAGGTCGGTTATCTCGGGGTACGCCCCCGTAGTTCAAGTTAGAACGCCCCGAGCCAAGCGGGGAAATGGAGCCAAACCCGCCCAGCGCCAACCACGTTCACGTCGTCCCCCAGACCACAACTACATAGACACCAGATGGTGCGAGCAGGACGCAGGTCGGTTACCACTTGTAATGGAGAGGTCGCGGGTTCGAGTCCCGCCAGCCAGCCCCCGGCTGTAGCTCAGTTGGCAGAGCGCTAAACCCCGGTCAGCACACACACGTTCGCCCCATCACCCAACACAACTCCATATACGCATCAGGGTGCGACCAGGACGCATGGTCGGTTATCGCATTCGGAGCGGGAGGTCGCAGGTTCAAATCCTGCCCCCGGCATCACATGTCCGGGGTAGCTCAGCCTGGCAGAGCGCCTAAAACACCGGTCGGCACACACACGGTCGCGGCCCCCTGACACAACTCCATAGACGCAGCACGGTGTGAACAGGACGTCAGTCGGTTAACTCCTTTCACGAGAGAGACGCGGGTTCGAATCCCGTCGACCACGAAAGTGGTTGTAGCTCAGTGGCCTAGAGCGCTTAACCCCGGCAGACACCCACACGCTCACACCGCCTCAAACGCCAGCAGACGCACGCGCGCAGGCGGTGTGGACAGGACGCAGGTCGGTTACCAAAACAGTCAGGTGTGGGTTCGAGCCCCACCACCTCGCCCGCGGGGTGTAGCCCAATTGGTAGAGGCAATTGTCCACATACGCCGGTCAGCACCCCACACGCCCACACCACCTACGCGCACGCACTACAGACAACCCGATGTGAACAGGACGCTCGGTCGGTTATCACTCAATTGGTTAATGCAGGTTCAATCCCTGTCGCCCGCACCCAGTGCGGGTGTAAAAGCGAAATCCCGGTCAGCACAAACACGTTCACATCACCCGCCCAATAGCCCTCGCGGGTGGCACGAGCAGGATCGCAGTCGGTTACCCCACCCCTCGCAAGGATGACGAACCCCGGCCGCCCTTCACACGTTCGCGCCGCCCGCACCCTCTAACAAGGAGATGCACGGTGGACGTTCTCACCACTATCGGAACCCGTAAGACGCCGCAGTCGCAGCAGGCGGACCCCCGGCAGGTGAAGAACTCCGCCGGTGGCTACACCTTCACCATCGACGACGAGGCCCTGCTGCACCGCTTCCTCACCCTCGGCACCGACGGCGGCACCTACTACACCACCGCCCCCGACCTCACCAAGGAAACAGCGGCCGTCGTGCTCCGCGCAGCAGCGGCCGACCCAGTCCGCCTCGTCCAGCACATCGTCGAGGTGTCTGTGGACGGACGCGCACCCCGGCAGAACCCGGCCCTGTTCGCCCTCGCCATCGCCGCCGCAGCAGAGGACGTCGACGGCCGCCGCGCCGCAGCAGCAGCCCTGCCCACGGTCGCCCGCACCGGCACCCAGCTCTACACGTTCGTCAAGTACATGGAGCAGTTCCGCGGGTGGGGCCGCGCCATGCAGCGCGCCGTCGGCGGCTGGTACCTCGACAAGCCCGTCGACCGCCTCGCCTACCAGCTGGTCAAGTACCGACAGCGCGAAGGCTGGATGCACCGGGACCTACTACGCCTGTCCGGCCCCACCACGGCGGACCCGGCCCGCCGCCTCGCCTTCAACTGGGCAGTCGGCAAGGGCCTGAACGACTACATCGGTAAGGTCCAGCCCCTCACTGCCGAGCAGTTGAAGGCAGGGGAGCGCAATGCCTCCCGGCCCAAGCTGCCTAACGTCGAGCTTGTGGTTGACCACCCCCTGGCGATCATCGAGGACTTCGAGGATGCCCAGCGCGCCACCCAGCCCAAGGAATGGGTGAGCATCATTCGACGTGGCAACGGCCTTCCCTGGGAAGCGTTGCCAGACGTCGCGCTCAACTTCACCGCTGTGTGGGAAGCGCTGATTGAGCACGGTCTGCCGCAGACCGCATTGATGCGCCAACTTCCTCGCCTGACCCGGCATGGGGTCCTGCATGGTGAATATCTGGATCGTGTCGTTGCTCAGCTCCAGGACGCCGACCGCCTACGCAAGGGCCGCGTCCACCCGGTCAACGTCCTGATCGCACAGCGCACCTACGCGTCCGGGCATTCGGCGCGCGGCGACTCCACCTGGACGCCGGAACGCAAGGTCGTGGACGCCCTGGACGCCGCGTTCTACAACGCCTACGGCGTGGTAGAGCCGTCGGGCAAGCGCACCCTGCTGGCGCTGGACGTGTCCGGCTCCATGGGCGCCGTTATCTCAGGTATGCCGCTGACATGCCGCGAGGCCGCAGCCGCACTCGCACTCGTCACCACCAACGTCGAGCCCGACCACGAGGTCGTCGGCTTCACCGACGGACGACAGGCCGCGCGCTCGGGCTACGGCTACCGGTCCCAGCACCACATCACCCCGCTGGACATCACACCGCGCCGCCGCCTCGACGACGTGTGCCGGTACACCGCCGGACTCAGCTTCGGCGCCACCGACTGCGCACTCCCCATGCTGTGGGCACAGCAGTCCAAGCGCGAGTTCGACACGTTCGTGGTCATCACCGACAACGAAACCTGGTTCGGCGACGTCCACCCACACCAGGCGCTCCGCGACTACCGCAACAAGACGGGCATCAACGCCCGCCTGATCGTTGTCGGCATGACGGCAACCCGCTTCACCATCGCCGACCCCGCCGACCCCGGCCAGCTGGACGTGTCCGGTTTCGACTCGGCTGTCCCGCAGCTGATCTCGGACTTCTCGGCCGGACTGTAGGAAGGCGTGGACCCGAGGGCACAGCAGGCGCGGGAGCATCACCGGTTGCAGCGTGATGCCTCCCGCGTCGGCGAACAACACCGGTACGAACGAGACCGGCTAGTTCGTGAACTGTGGACCACCGAACGAGAGAAGTGGACCTACGCCACGCTGGCCGCGGCGGTGACGTGCAGCCCGGGACTGATCCAGAAGATTCTCGACGGCCGCACCCCAACAGCCCAGCACGTAACCAGGTGAGGAAGGCAGACGCCGCAATGGATTTCAACACCCCACTCCAGAGCCTGAACGGATGGCCCGCCGCGGTCGTCCTTGTCGTCGCGGTGCTCTGCGTGACCGCCGTGATCGTCGCGGTTATCCGCGCCGACTAACCCTCGACACACCGTATAGCGCACTATACAGTCTATATCATGAATGAGACCCTGACCGCCCAGCAGCTGACCTCCTTTGAGGACAGCCTCAACAACTACGCGGGCGACGGCGAATTGCCCACTGTACGAACGGACTACAGCGGGCGAGGCATGTACGGCAAGGAATGCCTGGCCGTCGTACTCGACGACTCCGCCCTCACTCCCGCGGTCACCGCCGAACTGGCCTACGTCCTGGCAGACACTGACGATGACGTCGCAGATCTCGTAGACCGTATTTGGTCGCTTCCCACCTACACCGACAGCATGGGCCGCCGCACCGTCATCTACTGGCCAAACATCAAGGCTCCCAACACTGCCGGAGAGGACTAGACGACCATGATCACGCCCGTCCCGCGCATGTTCGGCCTCGGCGCCATCCTGACCGTCACCACAGACGTGTTCCTGGTAGCCGACATCGGCGACATCTACGCGCTCCTCAACTACATGACCGGCGACAACCTCTTCACCCACCAATTGCCCCGCGCCGCAGGCGAATGCAAGCCAGCGCTGCTGGAGCAACACCCTCAATTGGCCGACGTTGACGTACCCGACCTGCCGGACGCAGACGCATACATGGCGTACCTGGCCAGGCTGGAGGAGACCTACGGGACCGAGCTAGCCGTGACGCCCCTGCCATCCGACGCCCACACCCACATAGACCCGTTGACAGAGTTGGCCGACATGATGCCCGGCAAGCCCGTAATCGCGGTGGTCACACCATGAGCGCTGACGAGCTGCCGTGCTGGATGCATGTCGGCGCCAACGTAGTGCAGGTGCGACCCAACCGATACCACGGCGACATAGTCAGTGCAGGCACGGTCACCCGCATCCTGGCCCGCGACATCGTCGTTGTCGGAGCGGGCGGGTCAGAGCTGATGCGGTTCCGCCGCAACGACTACATCCCAAGGGATGACGAGTACTACCGCTCATCCGGCTACGGCACCTGGGACGGCACCACGCACAGGATGTACAGGGCCGACGACCGCCGCGCCGCGACAGCCATCTATCGGTCGAAGGTGCGGGGCGGAGTCAAACTCCTCAAGAAGGCGGTCGACAGCATCGACGACGCGGCGGCGCCGGAAACTCCGGACGCCCTCGACGCCATAGCGGCCCACGCCGCCAAGCTGGCCAGATTCATCAGGGACGGCCAATGATCCGGGAGTTGGGCCTCCGTCGGTGGCTGGCGTGGCGGCTGATGCAGCTGGCCCACCGCATCGCCGACACCACGGTCACGGAGCGCATCGTGATCGTCGCGCCCGACGGCGGCCCGGTCGTTGAGTGGGAGATCGAGGGAGACGCCTACGGCAGCGGTGTGTCCAGCCAGACCGGCCTCACCCACTTCGCACCCGGCTATACCGCGCTGCACATCTTCGACGGCGAGCCCAACTTCCCGCACGACCTCCACTCGATGACCGCGTGGGCGCGGCTGCGCGCCTGGGAGGCAGCGCACCGGTGAAGAACCCGGAGGCCGATGTCGTCGACGCGATAGCCGCGCTCGTCGACGAGCAGCTGGAGCAGGAACGGTCGGGCTACGACCACAACATCAACCAGGACACCTGCCCGCAGTGTGGCGGCCCCTGGCACGGCCTCGTGCGCGGCACCTGCCCTGGCGCGACCGGCATCCGGGGAAGTGACCCGGAGCAACTACCAGCGCCTCTCCTTGCCCAGCTGACCATTCCTGCCACGCCGCGGCCCTGGACTGAGCAGCGTCACTCGTACCCCATCATTCCCAGCGACGACCAACCGCTCCTATCAGAGTTCATTCTGGTCATCGCTGAACCGGTGCCCACCGAGTTCCGAGCAGTTGAGACGCCCGAGGAATACCGGCTACTTCCGAGCCACCACCGGACAGTCGACATCAGGTGTGAGTCGTCCTACGCCCATGCAACAGACATGCTCTGGCTTCGGATACGGTTCGGCGACCAATATCTGAGGCACATCGTCCCGTACGAAGCCGTGTACGGTGCGCGTCCTGGCGTCCGCCTGCTCCATACCTCGATTCCGAACCTGGCGGACAGCTACGTGGAGTTGTTCACCCACTCCACCTACGGGGTTGTCGCATGGTTCCGCATCAAAGGCGGCGCCGTTCAACTGCGCCTACGTTTCGCAGGGCTGGGGCATCCGTGACCGACAACCTGCCCGCCCCCGCGCCGCAGTCGGTGATCCCGCGTCGACTGCCAGGCCCGGCCGACTGCTGGTGGCGCCTCGGTCCCAATATCCGTAGCAGCAGGACTGCGGAGGACCGCGGCTTGGTCAACGTGGTGCAACACGTCGACTTCGACAGCAGGGGCTTTAGTAGGGGCTTCTACCTCACTATCGAGCTGCGCGACGGCTACACACAAGATGTCTGGCCGTCCGCCTACAACGTGGTGCTGACCGACCCAGACAACATTGAGTTGTATCCACCGACACGTGTTGTGCCACAACGTTTGAAGGCGCTCGACCTTCTGATGGCGCGACCGCCCCTGCTTCGTATCCCGCTGGACTGGCAGCAGATAACCCGCCGGGGTGACCACGACCACCCCGGCGAAGACATGCACAACTGGAGGTATGACAACCCATGGTCGTAGACGCCGACTGGAAACCACCCCTCACCAAGAACGGGCTACGCCGCCTGCTGGCGCGATACCGCGCCACCATCACCGGCCTGCGCACAGAGCGTGATGAGTGGGAGCAGCGCTACGAGGATGAGCACCACCGCATCGTCAACCTAGCTCTGGAGCACCTTCCCCAGATCGACGCCACATCCGAGGACAGCCTCCCCGGCTTCGACAAGACCATCTCGCTGTTCGGCGACCATCAACCCAGGTTCACGTGCAAGGCGAAACATTGCTGCTACTCCTGGCCCTGCCCGACCTACAAATGGGCGACCGGCACCGCCGACTTCGCGCTGGTGATCGAGCGGAAAGCGCCGACCACATGACAACGACTCGGGACATCCAAGCACTGATCGACTGCACACCGTTAGCGCAGATCGAGCACCCGCAGTACATCGAAGGCACCCTCTACATCACCCGGCGGCAGCTGGAGGCTATCGAGGCCACCAGCCCCGGTCTGCCGACGACCGTGACGTCCTACATCGCCCTCGGTTCCATCCCCGTGCGCGTTCTAGCCCCCGGCTTACCAGTCCAGCTACCCAGCGGCAACGTGGTCATCTACCTACCGGAGCTGGGCTCCCTGTGCGTCGTCAACGCCGCGACCGCACCGGTGTTCACGCAGCACGCCACCCCCGACCCCGAGGCGGACAGGTCCGATGGCTGACGCGCACGTGTCCAGGGTGCGCGACGCTATTTGGAACGAGCTGGAGCGCCAGGCCGCACGATTCGGGCACGTCGACCGCGTCCACTCGATCATCGACATGAACAGCATCGAGCTGGACATGGACAAGGTCGCCGCCGCAGCCATCCGCGCGGTACGTACCCAGCAACCGGCGCTTGGTGTGCGCCGTTTCCAGTGGTGGCATCGCCTGCATGGCCACCAAACCCGCATGCGCCGCGACCTGATTGCGGTGCCATCGGCCTGGGAGTGCGTGGACTGCGGCATCTGCATCGGCTGGTTGTGATGTCGGTGGCCCCGAGTACAACGGGGCCATGTCCGCCCGCGCGGTGTTGACCCGGCTCATTGCAGGCATCCCAGACCTACTGGGCCGCACCGTCACGCCGAACTTCATCGTCGACCCCGCGGCCCACGTACACGTCCGCTCGACTGATGAGGTAGCGGACCGCATTGCCTCGGTACTGCCAGCGCTCCTAGCCGCTGAAGGCTACGTGCTGGTCCAGCTGCCCAACATCGACCCGGATGGGTACGGAGGCTGGTCGGTCAGGGTGCCGTTGAGCGAGCAGCCATGCGCAGACGGCGAGGTATTCATTGAACAGACCGGCCGCCTCGCCCTTTCCGGATTCCCCTCACGCATACCGCTCCGCGACGCGCTAGGGCTGGCTGCCGCGCTGCTGGCCATCCACACAACGGCGCAGCGTCGCCGCAGGTAGTTTGTGGCCATGGCTGAGGCATACATCGGGATAACCGTTTACCGCACCGACAACCCGATATACGACCGGTACGGCGTCGGCTCGCAATGGATCGTCCTGGAGGACGGCTCCTTGCTGGTGCACGACCCCATGGGGACGAAGCAGCAGCTGATTGACAACCCGCTGATGCCGCCGAACCCAACACCACGGACGCCGCGCTGGTTCGTCTACGCGCCACACGACTGGGTGAATGTCGACGCCGTTGAACCGCCCGAGCCTGACCTGGCGGACATGGTCGACGACGCCGTCAACACGATCCGATAGGGCCTGATGTTCACGGAGTGGGAAACCGTCACGGTTCTACTCGCAGACGGCCAGGGCGGGAACTCCGAGCTTGGTATGCCGTCATGGCTACAGGTACTCCTGTATGCAACCTTCGGGGGCGGGCTCGCTGCCACCATCTCCGTGGGCGCGTTCCACGAGGTTGCGAAGCAGCTAGCGCACCACTCACGTTTAACCCGGGGCCTTTCGACGGCTCTTTTTCTCCTCGGCGCAGCGGCCGTCGTTGTCGGTGGTATCGCGACCCTGGTCCTTGGCCTCAACCCTGCCGTCTTCAGCGCGTCCGCCGTATTCGGCAGCTACGCAATGTGGATGGGGCACAGGCTGAGTCGGTTGTCGTTCGATCTGACCGACGGTCACACCGACAAGCTGCTGGCGCAGGAAGCACTCAGAGAGAAGACGATTGCCAACGACCGTGCCGAGTTCCAACTGGAACAGGAGCAGCGGGACGCCGACCTAGCCAGGCGCGAACGGGCCGTCCGCATCATGGCCGAGGAGATCAGGAACCAGCGGGAAGCGTTGGAGCTAGATCAACGATTACGTGAGCTGCCGGGGCAGCCCACCGACCCCGACGATGACAATAGGTCTAACGACTAGGCCCCTGGTCATAGTGATGTCCCTCGTGGCCCGAAGACGTCTCGGACACAGTCTGGCACCATGTCGACATGGCGCTGACATGGAATGCAGGCGAGTTGCACGACGCCGCGGAGAAGGTGCTCCAGCTTGAGGCCGAGGTCCGCAGAGACCCCGAATACCAGGCGTTCAATCAGCTTGAACGCATAGCCGATTCAGTCGGGGTCAGCAGCCACGACGCCATGACGTCGTCGCTCGATCAACTGCTGCACACCTACCGGGAAACACCTGTCCCTGCCGACGTGATCCAGTTCTTTGGCGACGTGCTCTGGAAGGCGGCCCGCGCCGCCGAACAGACCCAGCTTGAGATCAACCGCCAGTGCGCCCGGCTGTGGCGGGGATTCCCATATACCGGCTGACCGACACTCCCGTCTGACCTGCATACGGGCCTGCGCCCGTATCACGTGTTATACATATGTCGTTGGCACCGCTGTGCCCTAAACGCCCCCGGACCTCACCCCGGGGGCGTTTCGTTTATCCGCTTCCCGCCCCCGCGCCGCGTCAACCCGGTACCGCTGATACTGCCGGTAAGCGCGCGACCCCAGGTTCGCCGCGTGCTCGGCGCCAGGGTCACCAGGTACGCCACCACATCGCCGCCCGGCCTGTCGGGCGGGTGGTACGCCGATGCCCAGGACGCCCCAACTCCTTGGGGGTGAGGGCGCGCTGCGCCGCGCTGGCGGGAAGCCCCAAGGCTGGTGCACCGGGCCGCCATTTGCCCTCGCGTGGAACAAGCTGGGCAGCTATCGCGTCACGGCCGAACGGGTAACTAGGCCCGGTGCGCCCCAAACATGTTGTTACGCAGGGAGATACACGCAATGGACGATTCTTCGATCCTGCCCGGTCAGCGTCCTTCGACCACATTCGTCGACCGCCTGCTGGACAAGCTGATTGACCGGGTACTGAACCGCGTATTCGCGCGAATCGGCGAGCTGGACGACAAGCTGCCCGTGATCGCCGACGCCGTTACCCGCGCAATCCTGGACCGCACTGGCCTCAACAAGCTCGACGAACTCGCAAAAACCATTGTGACAGAGCTACTTTCACGCCTACGCGGTCTCCCGTCCATCCCCTTCAAGAACCTCTTCCCCAACCTAGGAGACTCCGATGGCCGCACGCCTTGAGATCCGCTTCAACGACCGCGTCATCTACTTGCAGGACGTCGACGAATACACCATCGACACCACCGCGGAAGGCACGGTAACGCTGGCCGCCATCGAGTCCGGGCATCGCGCCGACCCCGCAATCCCGACCGGCACCGTCATGGACGGCGTCATCAGCCTCGACAACCTGCCGCCAGAGTCCGTCGTCATCGCGCCGGACGCCCACCTCAGCGACGCCACCATCCAGGACCCTGAGGTGCTGGAGACCGTGCACACCGGCGAGGCGTACACGACGACCGGCGGCGAGGACGACACCCCGGCGGCGGACACCGGTAAGGGCGCCAAGGGCAAGTGAGCGCTCTGCCAGAGTCGTTCACGGTCAGCTACGACACCTGGGCAGGTGTCACCGACCGCCAGACCGACCCGGACAACGAGCCGGACATCCGACCCGTCACCGGCACCATCCTGTTCCGGTACCGGGTGCCGTCCGGCTGGGCGTTCCGCGCCGCCGAGTACGACCCACGCCCCACCGACTTCGCGCTCGACACCTTCACCGCCCGCCTCGACGAGGGACGGTTGAAGCAGCTGGATGGCACGGTCAACGTCAAGCTCATCGCCAACACCCCGCTCCTGGCGTGGGATCAGCCGCTGTACATCGACATCAGCTTCTCCAACATCGTGTTCAACCGCGGTGACCGGTCATGGCGAAACTTCGCCATCGTCGCCCCCACCACCGGCGGTGGGACGGTCAACCTCACCACGGTGCAGCGGTACCCGTTCCTCACACCGCAGCAGTACGAGGGCTGGTTCCAGAACCACCCGGCGCCCGTCTGATGCGCGCCGGTGTCGTAGTCGCACGCAGCCGTGAGGACGGCGAGCGGCTGGCCGAACTACTGGACCTGACCGGCTGGCAGATCATCACACCGGGACAGTCCAGCCAGGGGCGCCGCTGCAAGCCCGTGGTGATCACCACCGACCCCGACCTCCTCACCCCGGACGTCGTGGCCACCGTCGCAGGCATGGCGTACCCGGCGTCCCAGCCGCTGACCTTCTACACCCTGCTCCTCACACTGCCCACCCCCGCCGCACCGGCACCGCGCGCCCCAGAGGTGTGCAGGCACTGCGGCCAGCAGCTCGGCGGCACATGCCCCGGTTGCCACCGCCGCCAGCACGACCACACCAAGAAGAAGTGCTACCTGTGCTGACCCAACCCGCCCTCCACGACCCGCTGCTGCGAGCAGTGATCGACGAGGCAGGTCTGACCATGACCTGCAACCTATGGCTCCAAGGAGACCCAGCCATGTTCCACAGCACCCCCGCCAGTCACGCCGACATCGACCACCGGTTCAACTACCACCGACCCGATGTCGACCAGGTCACCCGACACGAGAGCATCCGCGGGAAATGCAAGGACCTGGCGCACGACCTCGACTCGATCCTCCCGCCGGGCCGCGAGAAGTCCCTCGCGTTGACCAAGCTGGAGGAAGTCCTGATGTGGGGCAACGCAGCCATCGCCCGCGAGGTCCCACGGGAGCCGATCGCCAACGCCCACCAGCCCGTCATCCAGGACCACCACGCATGACCACCGCAGAGCAGGTCCACCAGGACGCCGTCGCTGGCCCGAAGGTCACCGTGGTCACCGTCAGCGGCGACCGCCAGCACGGCAAGACGCACATCCTGCTCGACCTCGTCGCCGGTGAGCTTCGGCGCGGCCGGTTCGTGCTGTACGAGACGTCGGACTGGCCCATGGCACAGGAACACCACCGCAACCTCGTCGACATCCATCTCATACCGGGCATCGACGTGCTGGAGCGGGTCCGCCGCAGTGCTAACGACCTGTCCGTCCGACACCGCTCCGGCGGCCGGGTCCAGTTCCTGTCCATCGGCCGGACCCGCAGCGGCGCGCACTACCGGGCCGACACGTACGTCTTCGACGACGTCCCGGTACCGCGGGAGCTGCTATACGGTCCGCCCGCCCGCATATATCACGCGCCCCGCGCCGATGATCGGCCGTTCTGGTGAGCAACCAGCGCACCATCCGCGCCGTCATCCCGGTCCTTCCCGACATGGACATGGACCAGGTGCTCTGGCACACCCGCGAGTCGATTGAGACCACCGCGGCGGCCGACGGCCTCACCGTTGTCGCGGTCACGTCGGCCGTAATACCGGTCGACGCCCTGCCGAAGGACCCGAACACCGGTGTACCGCTCGCAGCCGCCAACCTTGACCGGCCACTCGCCGAGTACACGTTCTGCGAGTTTGTAGCGACCGTGGAGCGACCCGAGGCTGACACCAGTAACCCCCCATGCGGCTACTGCGGACACCCCTCCCACGCCGACGGCAAGTGCGAGCACCCGGCACCCGACTGGCTCGGCGGCCCAGACGCCCTGTGCACCAGCTGCCCCGGTGACGCCGACGTCCGCGGCCATAAACCCGTGGGTCTCCACTGATGACCGGCCAGCGCGTAGGCGTCGTGATCGACGGCGTTGTGTACATCGACCACGTGAGTGGCAAGAAATATTCAGGGGTCCACGTCACTGACGGACTTACACCTGATTTAGAACCATCCGCCTGCCCGTCGCGCCGGTCACCGGACCCACTCGCCCGTGCCCTCGCGCTCATCACCGACGCTCACGACACGGTCCGCTATCTGACCGCGCCCCGCTGGAAGCGGCCACTGCTGCGCATGCTCACCAAACACAAGCATTGCCGCGGTCGAGCACTCCGGCTCCTGCAACCTGGGCGTTCCTAGTGAAGGAGCAGGTCACCCAGTCGAGCGGTTCCGTCATCCGTCTGGACGACCACCGCACCGTGGCCACCTCTAACCACCGCTGCATCAAGTGCGGTAGTGAGTGGTTCCGGCTGGACGGCACCCTGGCCGGACCCGGCGCACCCGCCCACGGCGCCGTGGTCCTGGCCGCGGACGACCGCATCCGCATCACCGGCTACTGCGGCACACCCCGCTGCCTGGAGTGCGGCCACCTGGTGGCGGTCTAGTGCTGTACGTGGTGACTGGCCCGCCTGCCGCTGGCAAGTCCACGTGGGTACAGGCCAACGCCCAGCCCGGCGACATCACCATCGACTACGACGCCATCGCCAGCGTCCTCACCCCGCCCCACGGTGACCCCCACAGCCACCCCGAGCATGTGAAGGCCGTAACGAAGGCAGCCCGGCAGGCAGCCATAGACGCCGCCGTCCTACTGATCGCCACCACCGACGTGTACGTCATCCACTCCACCCCCAGCGAGGCCCTGCTCACCAAGTACCGGGCACTGGGCGCAGAGGTCGTCACCATCAACCCCGGCAAGGACGTAGTACTCGCCCGCGCCCAGCAGCAGCGGCCCCACAACATCCAGCAGGCAGCACGCCACTGGTACGAGACCCACGACGAAGCGCCCACCACACCCGTGGACCCCGCCAACGTCCAGGGCCTGGATGCAGACGGACGCCCACGCTCCCGCGCCTACCGCAAGCTCGTCGCCGACTTCCGCACAGCCTGCGCCCACCACACCAACGACGACGGCACCACCGGCGCACCCTGCTGGATCTGCCACCACCCCATCGACTACACCATCACCGACCCCTACCACCCCGACGTCTTCAACGCCGACCACGCCGCACCCGTCAAGGAACGCCCCGAGCTGGCCATGGACATCAACAACCTCCGGCCCTCCCATCGCGACTGCAACCTCAAACGCGGCACCGACGACGCCCACATCGACATCGGTTTGCCCTCAGAGCAGTGGTGACGCTGAAACGCCCTGTACGCCCCCGTGCCACAGAGGACCGATGACACCCGACACCCCACAAACGGCCGTCTCAGGGCCAACCAGAGGGGTAAGGGGCCTCCGAAACTTCAAACGCCCAGCCGAGGCCCATGCCGCCCGGCTTGTGTCCTCCCCCCCCGACGAAAGTTGACGGAATCCACATGGCCATGACCCCCGAGGACCTGGTCGTCCGAGTGTTTGCTGTAACCGACTTGAGGACTTTCGCCGGCAATCCGCGCCGGGGCCAGGTCGACGCCATCGTCCAGTCGCTGTCCCGTCATGGCCAGTACCGGCCGATTGTCGTCAATGCGGGCACTAAGACAGGTCGCCCGATGGAGGTGCTGGCGGGCAACCACACCCTCCTGGCGGCCCGCAAGCTGGGCTGGGACACCATCAGTGCCACGTTGCTGGACGTGTCCGAGCAGCAGGCCAAGGCCATCGTCGCGGCCGACAACCGTTTGTCCGACCTGGGCGACTACGACACCGCCGAACTGCTGGCGCTCCTGGAGGGCTTGGACGAGCTGGACGGTACCGGTTACACGGCGGCCGACCTGGAGGAGCTGGCGTCCGAGCTGACCGTGCCGGACGGAGACGGTGCGGTGTCCGATGCCAAGAGCACGCTGGCCTCCCGGTTCGGGGTTCCACCGTTCACGGTGCTCGATGCCAAGCAGGGCGCCTGGAAGCAACGGGTTAAGGCGTGGAAGGCGCTCGGAATCGCCTCGGCGTCCGGCCGCTCGGTCGATACAGAAGGTGGGTCGGATGCCCGTGCCGCAACGGGCATCATGGCGTTCAAGGCGCCTCAGTCGATCTACGCCAACTGGTACGAGATCAAGAACGCCGCTGAGAAGAAGATCGGCCGGACGTTGACCACCGCCGAGATCATGGAGCGCTACGGCGACGAGCTGAAGTTCTACGCCGAGGGCGGCGCCATCTCGGTATTCGACCCGGTGCTCGCCGAGCTGCTGGTGTCGTGGTTCTCACCGGTGGAGGCCGACGTCATCGACCCATGGTCCGGCGGCTCGGTCCGGGGTGTCGTATCGGCCGCCCTCGGCCGCAGGTACACCGGCATCGACCTGTCCGGTGACCAGCTGGCGGTGAACGGGGAACAGTGGGCGGTGGTGGAACCGCGACTCCCGCAGATGGCCACGACCGTCACGGCACCGCAGTGGATTCAGGGCGACTCTCGCGACGTTCTCAAGACCCTGGATGACGAGTCGTTCGACATGATGATCGGCTGCCCGCCCTACTACGACCTGGAGCAGTACTCCAAGGACCCGGCCGACCTGTCGGCCATGTCCACGGACGAGTTCGACGCCGCCTTCATCGAGACCATCGCCGAGGTGGCCCGGGTGCTGCGGCCCGACTCGTTCGCGGCACTCGTGGTCGGGTCAGCCCGCGACAAGCGCGGGGACCTACGCGATATGCGATCCCTGGTTTCCCGCGCGGCCGAGGCCACCGGAATGAAGCTCGCCAACGACGCCGTACTCCTGACCGCCATCGGGTCCAACGCCGCCCGCGCGGCGCGCCCCTTCTCCAAAGGTCGCGCACTGGGCCGGGTGCACCAGGACATCTTGGTGTTGGTGAAGGGCGACCGGATACGGGCTGCACGCCGTTGCGGGGAGGAAGTCACCTTGATCGCGGAACCCGAGCTGGACGAGGACGGTGAGGATTGATGCGCGCTGCCGAGCGCCTGGAGCGGGATATGAAGGCGGTGCGGCTGTTCATCGCGGGGAAGTCATTCCGCGCCATCCAGGAGGCGTGCGGCTACAACACCCTGGCCGCCTGCCACAAGGCGGTACGCCGCGAGATGGCGAAGTCAGAGCGGCGCGACCTGCTCCGCGACAAGGCTTTCGACGTCTACCTGGAGCGGCTGGAGGCGTTGTGGGCCGCCCACTACCCGCGGGCTGTCGCCGGGGACACCCGAGCTGCTGAACACTGCCGCCGCGTCGCTCAACAGGAGGCCCGGCTATTCGGGCTTGAGCCCGCCGCCGGAAGCCGGGTTGGCGGAGACCCGCCGGACCCCGACGGCACCGAAGACGACGAGAGCACCGAGGGCAGTGGCGATGCCACCGGTGACAACGTGAGTGACCTCGACGAGTGGCGTTCTCGACAGAACGCTTAGGGGACACACGGTCCCCAGGCTGTTCACGCCACCCCTAGCTGATCACTGCGACCCCGACCTACCCGAGACCTGCGAATGCGGGTGTGGCCTAAACCCCGCTACCTCGTGGGGCTTTGGCTGCATCGACTTTCTCGAGAACGTCGTCAACTGGGAGCTTCTGCCGTACCAGAAGTGGCTTTACATCCACGCCCTGGAGAAGGGCGCCAACGGAACCGGATTCAGGTTCCGCACCGTCTGCATTTTGATCGCCCGCCAGAACGGCAAAACCCAGTGGCTGCGCGGCCTCGGCCTCTGGCGCCTGTACCTCAACAAGACCGGCCGCCCGATGGTCGGGAAGCCACCGGCGGCGAAAACGGTCCTGATCGCCGCGCAGGGCCTGGAGTACGCCGAGGCGACGCTGGGCGAAGTCGTCATCAACGTCGACGAATGCCCAGCCCTCAAGCGGGAATTCGTCAAGCACGTACAGACGAACGGCAAGCACCGCATGCTGCTGACTGGCCGCCGGTCATGGCGCGCGGTCGCCGCAAACCGCAAGGGCGGCCGTTCCTTCTCCGTCGATCTGGCGCAGCTGGACGAGCTGCGCGAGCACCACGACTGGCTGGCCTGGGATGCCATCGTCCCGACCACTACGGCCCGGCCGAACAGCCAAGTTGTCTGCGCATCCAACGCCGGTGACAAGCGGTCCATGGTGCTTCGTTCTGTCCGGCAGGGCTGCCTAGAAGACATCTACCGGCGGGACACCGACGGCACCAGCACCGGCCTATTCGAGTGGTCGGCACCGGACGACGCCGAGCCGAGCAACCGGTCGGTGTGGCCCATGGCCAACCCCGCCCTCGGCTGGCTGCCGGGCCACGACGAGGAGTCACTGGCCGCCAAGTACGAGGCGAAGCGCGGCGACATCGCCGGATTCAAGACCGAGCACCTATGCCAATGGGTCGACACCTTGTTGCCCGGAATCATCGAGCCCGAGCACTGGGCGGAAACGATGGACCCGGACTCACGCAGGGCTGAGGGGGCGCCTGTGTGGGCTGCCGTAGACGTCAACTTCCAACGCTCCCGCGCATATATCGCCATCGCGGCGCGCCGCGCGGACGGCCTTCTACACGTCGAAGTCGTGAAGGCCGGACGCGGAACCGACTGGATCATCCCGTGGTTCACCGACTCCACACGCGCCGGAAAGTTCGTCGCAGTGGCTGTACAGGTCCGCGGTGCGCCAGCCTCCGGGCTGATCGAGGGCATGGAAAAGGCCGAAATCCCAGTGCTGGAGTGGGGCGGCCCGGACCTCGCGAAGGCGTGCGGCGACTTCTACGACGGCCTCGTGCAACGCGGCATCAAGCACCGGCCCCAGGCAGCACTAGACACCGCCGCCGCATCCGCCGCAGCGAAATCACTAGGCGACGCATGGGTATTCGACCGCAAGGGAAGCCCGGTCGACGCCTCTCCGCTGGTTGCCTGCGCCGCGGCGGCGTGGGCCGAATCCAAGGGGATACCAGAGCCAGAACCGGTACCCGTAATCCATGAATGGCCCGACGACGAGGAGATCGCGCGATGGGAACGAGGGGAGTTTGAGTGATCAGGTTTGCCGTAGCAACGCTCGTTGAGCTGCTAGGAATCTTCGCGATTGTCGCTGGCGTGTGGGTAATTTACCCCCCAGCAGGGTTAATTGTCACCGGAATAGGTTGTGTAGCAATAGGTTTAGCGATAGACCCGCCTCCTAGCCGTGAGCGGCGGACTGAGCAGTGAGCTTCCTGTCCCGCATCTTCACCGGCGCGCCCGCGGTGGAGGAGCGGGCCATCACCAGCTCGTCGTTTGTGCCCACCCCGGCCGAGGACGCCGCGATGAACGGCATGTACGGGTACGGGTCCATGACGCCGACGGGCACCCGCGAGATGCAGGTCGCCGCCTTCTCCGCCTGCGTAACGCTTCTCGCCGACACCATCGCCGCACTGCCGCTTGTCGCGTACCGGCGTCAGGGCAAGACCAAGGTGGCCCTCGATCCCCAGCCCGTCATCGTCCAACAGCCTTACGTCGAAAACACGATCTTCGACTGGGTCTGGATGCTGGTTGAAGCGCTGGCTGTAACTGGAAACGGCTACGGCTACATAACATCTCGCGGACCAGACGACCGGCCACGTGGCATCATGCCCGTCCATCCCGACTGCATCACAGTGGAGATGCCCGACAAGGACCGGTGGCCCAACCCCAACTATTACGTTGAGGGCAGCAAGGTCGACCGCTCCGACATCCTCCACATTAAGCGTTACCCCATCGCCGGAGCGGCACTCGGACTGTCCCCTGTACAACGCGCAGCAGCAGCCGTGGGCATCGCCCTTGCCGCAGAACGATACGGCCTCAACTACTTCCGCGACTCAGCCAACCCCAGCTCCGTCCTTGAAACAGACCTCGTCCTAGACGCCACCGCAACCAAGAATCTGCAACAGCAATGGATCGCCAGCCATGGCGGCCGTCGCCGCCCCGCGATCCTGTCTGGCGGGGTGAAGTGGCGTCCAATCGCCATATCGCCCAACGAGTCCCAGTTCCTGGAGACGCGCAAGTACCAGCGCGGTGAGATCGCCATGCTGTTCCGTATCCCGCCCCACATGATCGGCGACACCGAGAAGACGACCTCATGGGGTACTGGCATCGAGCAGCAGTCCACCGGCTTCGTCCGGTACACCCTGCGCCCCTGGCTCACCTGCATTGAGCAGCAACTGTCCGCACTGCTTCCGCGCGGCGTTTTCGTGAAGTTCGACGTCAACGACCTGCTCCGCGGCGACATCAAGTCCCTATGGACGTCCTACAAGGCCGGTCGCGACGCCGGTGTCTACAGCGTCAACGACATCCGCGAACGCGAGGACATGGAACCGGTTGAGGGCGGCGACATCCGGCTGCAACCTACCAACATGGCGCCCCTGGGCTGGACGCCCCCGGACCCACCCGGGACGTCCGAGGCAGAGCCAGAACCCGAGGACGACGAGACCCCCGAAGAAGAACCGGCCGACGAGGACGACGAGGACGAAGAAGGCACGGGACAGGAGGACCAATGACCACCAACACCATTCGCGCCGACCGCGACAACCGCAAGGACGTCTGGGAGCACCGCCGGACATCCTCGTTCGAAGTCCGCGAGGACAGCGACACCATCACCCTCACCGGGTACGCGTCGACGTTCGAGCCCTACGAGATGTACGGCGGCCCCGACGCTGGCGGCTGGATCGAGCAGCTGGACAGGGCCGCTTTCACTAACACCCTCCGTGAGAAGCCGGACCTCCACCTGCTGATCAACCACGAGGGCATGCCGCTTGCGCGCACCAAGTCCGACACCCTCCAGCTGAGCGTCGACCGGCACGGCCTCAAGGTCACAGCCCAGCTCGACCGGTCCGACCCCGACGTACAACGGCTGGAGCCGAAGATGCGCCGCAAGGACATGGACGAGATGTCCTTCGCGTTCCGCGTGAAGGGCCAGAAGTGGGAGTGCACCGAGGAATTCCCGGAGGACAACTACGCCCTCCGCACCATCACTGAGGTCTCGCTGCACAAGGGAGATGTGTCCGTGGTCAACTTCGGCGCCAACCCCACCACCAGCGCCGAACTCAAGTCAGTCGACCAGGCCCTCGCGTTCCTGGCCGACTGCGACCCCGGCGCGCTCGCTGAAATCCGATCCGACGGGGAACTTCTCCGCCGAGCACGCGCTGTCCTGAACTCCCTCGGCAGCATCGACAAGGTTGCCGCGGTACAGGCGGCCCATACCACCGCCCGCGCCGCCGCAGACGCTGCGTCTGCCGCAGCCCAGGTTCTGCAATCTCGGTCCGAGGATGACGCCCCCAAGGGCATGTCGCTACGAGAAGCCATGGCCCGCCAGGGCTTTGCGTCTGAGGATGGCTCCGTGTTGTCCCTCAGTGACGCGCTTGCAGTCGTCGACCAGTAACACCCGGCGCCGGTAGGCGCCCCACTAATTCCACCCGACGCACCAACCACAAGGCCCCCGACACCCCCGGGGGCCTTTTTCGTGCGCCGGGTCGAACGGCCTGCCCCCGCTCGGGGCCGCCGGTGCCCCGCTCGGGCCGCCCCATTGCAAATCCAAACGCCCACAAGGGCATCCACGAAAGGAACGAACCTCCATGGAGGAGCGTCTCAAGCGGCTCATGGAGCTGCGCGCCAAGGCCGAGGCCGAGCTGGAAACCCTGCTCGCGAAGCGCACGGCCATCACCGACATCGTCAAGGAAGAGGCCCGCCAGGACCTCACCCCTGAGGAAGACGTCGAATTCCGCGCCAAGTCCGCCGAGATCAAGGCCAAGCAGGGCGAGATCGCGGGCTACAACGAGCGCATCCAGGAGCTGTCCGACGAAATCGAGCGGTCCGGGAAGCTGAGCGACGAGGCCGCCAAGGTCCGTCGCGCACAGTCCCGCGTCGAGTCGGTCAAGGAAGCAGCCGCCTACGCCAAGGGCAACGGCCGGTCCTACCTCCAGGACCTCATGCGGGTCCAGCGGAACATGGACGACAACGGCAAGAGCCTGGAACGGCTCCAGCGTCACGCCCAGGACGTCGCCAACGACTCCGAGTACCGCGACCTGGACCGCACCGACGACAACGGCGGCTACTTCGTGCCCCCGGCCTGGCTGGTCAACCAGTACGTGCCCCTGGCGCGCGCTGGCCGCGCCTACGCCAACCTGGTCACCGCGCAGCCGCTGCCGTCCGGCACCGACAGCATCAACATCCCCAAGGTCACCGCGGGGACCGCTACTGCTGTCCAGACCGCCGACAACGCGGCCGTCACCGAGCAGGACCTCGACGACAACTTCATCGAGGCCAAGGTGCGGACCGTCGCCGGTCAGCAGGACGTCGCAATCCAGCTCCTGGACCAGTCGCCCGTCAACTTCGACGAGGTCGTCTTCCAGGATCTGATCGCAGACTTCGGCACCAAACTGGACCTCCAGGTCCTCGGAGGTTCCGGCAGCAGCGGCCAGGTACTGGGTGTTCACGGCACCCCGGGCATCGGCACCATCGCCATTACCGCGCTGACCGTGGCCTCGTTCTACGCGGCCATCGCCGACGCCATCCAGCGGGTCCACACCAGCCGGTTCCTGCCCCCGACGCACATCGTGATGCACCCCCGCCGTTGGGGCTGGCTCACCGCGTCGCTGGACGGCGACCAGCGTCCGCTCGTTCTGCCCGCGGCCAACGCGCCGCAGAACGCGGTGGCCACCCTGGACGCCGTTGCGTCCCAGCAGGTGGTCGGCCAGCTCCAGGGCCTGCCCGTGGTGACCGACCCCAACATCGGCACCGCATACGGCACCGGCACCAACGAGGACGTTGTCTACGTGCAGCGCTCCTCGGACCTGCTGCTGTTCGAGTCGGGTATCCGTACCCGCACCCTGCCGGAGCCGGGCGCGAAGAACCTGACGGTGTGCCTCCAGGTGTACGGCTACCTGGCCTTCACCGCCGGGCGCTACCCGCAGTCCGTGGTCGAGATCGGCGGACTGACCCCGCCCGCTTTCTGACCCACCGCTAGGCCACCCACCGCCCCGTAACCCGGGGCGGTGGGTGCGCCCAGCACCACGACACGACAACAGAGGAGCTGAAATCCCATGGCACTAAAGAAGCGCGACGCCGTCGCCGACACCGTCGCCGCACTGGAGACCAAGCGCGAGCTGCTGGCGTCCCTCGGCGAGGACACCTCCGTCATCGACGCCAAGCTCGCCGAGTGGCGCGCAGACATTGACCCGGTCGAGCCCGCTCCGCCGGTCGAGAACAAGGCCGCCCCCGCGGCGCCGGAGAAGGCAACCCCGCCCGCATCCGAGAACGCCTCCGCCAAGCCCGCCAAGGCTGCTCCGGCAAAGGCCCCCGCCAAGGCGGAACCCGCACCGGCACAGGCGAAGACCGAGGAGACCAAGGCCGCTAATGGCGGACCTGGTAACGACAACTGACCTCGGCAAGTTCGAGGCCGGTGACCCGCAGTGGTTCCTAGACACCGCTGAATCGGCGGTGCGGGACTACTGCGACTGGCACATCGCACCGTCGCGGCGCGAGGTCGACCGGCGATGCGAGATAGGGGAGCGCGGCATCATCATGCTGCACTCCCTGCATGTCACCGATGTCGAGTCCGTGAAGGTCGACGGCCAGGTGCTCGAACCAGACGAATACGACTGGGACGAAGCGGGATTCATCACCCGAACCCGCACCACCTGGCCGCGCGGCCGGTACTGGCCAGTGTTCGGACTGCCGTCCCCCCGCTACGCCGAGGTCACTTTCACCCACGGCTACCCGGAGGTACCGCTGGCCGTGAAGGCTGTGATCCTGGAGCTGGCCTCCAGCGGCATCGAGCTGCCGTCATCGGTAGCCACCGAGGCCACCGGCGGCCCGTTCCGCATCAAATTCAAGGGCACTGCGGGCCTGTCGCTCAACAACGACCACCGGTCCCGGCTGGCCGACTACCGCATCCAGGCCATCGCGTGAGCATCATCCCCGAGCCCTACGACATCGCGCACTACCCGTACAGCGCGACAACAGGGAAGAACGCGCACGGCAACACCATTGGTGGCGTGGCGCAGACCCCGACAACCCGGCGGGCAATGGCGTTCTACCCCCGCGGTGAACGCGCCGCCGACAGAGTCGAGCCGGTAGCTCCGGAGTACGTGGCCCGGCACATCGCCGAGTTGACGATGCTGGTGAAGGACCCAACCGTCTACAAAACCCAGGACCAGGTCGACATCCACGGCGCCCGCTTCGATGTCGTCGGTATGGGAGCTGACGGTGACTGGCGCAACGGGCCATGGCGGAAGTACTCGCGGATGTTCGGCGGGGAAATTTCTCTCAAGCGGGTCGGCTAGTGGCCGTACGCATCAAGTACAACATGGCAGGGTTCCGCAAGATCCGACACGCATACGGGGAGTACGTCGAACAGATCGCGCGCCAGGCCGCCGAGGGCCTGCCGGACGGCTACGTGATTGTCGTGCAACGTGATCCGAATACGCAGCGTCCGCGTATCTTCATCGTCGCCGCTTCGTATGCAGCGCGCCGCGACGACGCCGCCAACTCGCGGCTCCTCAAACTGATCGCTGGGTTACGGGGCCGCTGATGCCCGCCCTGTATCCGGCGATGCTGCCAGCGGACATGGTGGCCCTGGCCGTCACCTACCTGACACCCCAACCCGCCCTGACGGTTCCAGTCGGCTCCAAACTGCCGCCCACCCGCACCGACACCACGGTGCCCGACGGGTTCCTGCGAGTCGAGTTCGGTGGCGGCTCCCGAGCCAACCTCCTCGAATGGGACCTCGATCTCATTCTGTTCGGCTATCACCCCGATGAGGTTGAAGCGTCGACTATCTCGCGGACCGCGACAGCACTCATGGACGCCGCGACCGGTCTCACCATCGACACCTGGTACGTCGTCTGGGCGCGCGCCACGAGCCTGACGCACGAGTCGAAGGACCCGAACGTGGCGACACCCCGGTACCGGTCGATGGTCACCTGGCGCGTCCAGGGCCAGCCCATCGGCTCACCCATCACCCCATAACTCACCGCCCCCGCGCGGGAGATCAGGCCGTCCCGTCCGGGGCGGCCTTTCGCATATCACGAGAGGAAAGCCCCGCATGGCTCTCAACAATGTGCTGGAGCTGGCCGCCCCGTCCCCGCGGGTCACCGGCGGCGTCCTGCGTGCACCGGTCGGCACGACCCTGCCGACCACCGCTGTCGGCGCCCCCGCCGTGGCCTTCAACAACCTTGGCCACGTCGGTAAAGACGGCCTGGAACGCACCGAAGATCGGTCGAACCAGGAGGAGTACAACTGGGGCGGCGACCTAGTCGCGGTGCTCCAGGAAAAGTACGGCCTGGAAATCAAGTTCAAGCTGCTCCAGGTCAACAACGTCGACGTGCAGAAGGCCGTGCACGGTGCATCCAACGTCACCGTCACCCCGGCCAGCACCACGTCCGGCACGGAGATCAAGGCCGAACTGAACGCCAAGCTCCTGGACACGGGCGCTTGGGTTTTCGACGGCTTCTACAACCTGATCTCCATGCGCCTGGTCATCCCGATCGGTCGTATCACCGCCGTCGCGCCCATCAAGTGGACGCACTCCGAACTGGCGGCCTACGAGTGCACGCTCAAGCCGTTCCCCGACGCCGACGGTAACCACGGTTACCAGTACTGGAACGACGGCGTGGTGACGATTTGAGCACCACCACCGCGCGCAAGGCATCGCCCCGCAAGACGGGTGCGAAGAAGGCAGCCGCACCAGCGGCAGCCGACGCACCGGTGGACGAGACGAAGGAGGCCCCCGCTTCGGCGGGGGCACCTTCTCCGTACCCCGACGGCACGGCCCTGTTCGAATTCACGACCAGCGACGGGTATGTCGTCCAGTTCCCGAAGTACTCGGAGATCACGCCGCCTACCCGCCAATTCTGGTGGGCGCTATACCAACTGGACGAGACCTTCCAGGCGTTCGAGTGGATGGACTGGGCAGGGGTTCCCAAGGAAATCCAGCTCCGCGTCGTCGGCCTCGGCGATGACGAGTACAAGGCCGTGTTCGACGCCTGGTTCGCCGACTCGAAACTGACCGCGGGGGAATAGGTGCGCTCACCCGGGCCATCGGCCAGCACTGGCACGCGGTCGAGCGCGACCTCATATCGCTAGACAAGGACTCCGATTTCGACGACCGGCTGCTGCCTGTCGCCAAGCTCGGGTCCATCGTGCTGGCCGCACCCCCTGGCACGGCCGTCTACCACGCCATCCACGGCGGGTGGACCCGGGAGTCTCACCTGCTAGCTGCCCAGATGGAGCAGCAGGCGGGCCTGGTCACTATGCCCCAGCGGATCGCCCGTGAGGGCGTCGACCCCAACGCCCCTGTGCCGCATCCTGAGCGGCCGGTGGGACCGCCACCGCCGGGGCTACTCACCTGCGACGAGATGTCACTTGAGGAATTCGAGCGGCTACGCGCAGCCAACTACGCGCTGGGCGAGTCGCCCGGTCGCGTCATCGGTATGAAGAAAGGAGTAACCGGTTGAGTCCAGCAGTCGCCGCCGTTGAACTGGCGCAAGTATGGGTGCCACTCATGCCCGAGGCGTCCGGCCTTGCCGCGGGCGTCGAACGCATCGGCCGCGACGCGGAACGCCGCTTCGGTCGTGCCACCCGGACCATGGGCGCCGACATGGCCCGCAACCTTGCCGCCAGCGGTAAGTCGGCGGTCGACGCACTTCGCCAGGTCGAACGTGCGGAGAAGGCGCTGGCGACTGCGAAGAAGGCAGACGCGGACGCCACTGGCCGCCTCACCGTCGCCCAGACACGACTCAACGAACTCAACGAGAAGGGCAGGGCCACAGCCACCCAGCGGGCCACCGCTGAGGAGGGAGTGGCGCGGGCGCGGCGCGCGCAGGAGCTGTCGACACAGAATCTGACCCGCGCCACCCGGGACCTGGAGCGTGCGCAGAAGGCGCAGTCGCAGGCGTCCAGTCAGGTCAAGATGCCGTTCGGTGCCGGGCTGATCATGCGAGCCGAGGCGTATGGGTCGGACTCCGGCGCCCGCTTCGCGCAGGGCTTCCAGCGCGCCCTCAACACCGGCGCCGCTCTGGCCGCAGGCGGAGGTTTCATTGCCGCAGTCAAAAGTGTTGTAGACACGGGCCTTTCGTTTGACTCGGCGCTCAACACCATGCAGGGCGTCACCCGCGCCCTACCTGAACAAATGGCCGCCGTATCGCGGCGCGCCCGCGAGCTGGGCGCCGACACCCAGCTCGCCGGGGTATCGGCCTCCGACGCAGCCCAGGCGATGACCGAACTCGCCAAGGGCGGATTCGACGTCGACCAGTCCATGTCAGCGGCCCGCGGCACCCTGCAATTGGCCACCGCCGCACAGGTATCCGCAGCAGAGGCGGCCAAGATTCAGGCCAACGCCCTGCATGCCTTCGGAATGGACGCCAACCAGGCGGCCAATATGGCCGACATGTTGGCGAACGTCGCCAACGCATCCACCGGCGACATCGGCGACTTCGCCCTCGGCCTCCAACAGGCCGGTGCCGTTGCCCACGGCTTCGGGTTGACCGCCCAGGACACCATCACTGCCCTCGGGCTCCTGGCCAACGCCGGTATCCGCGGCTCCGATGCAGGCACCCTCATCAAGACCTCGCTCCAGGCCATCACTGACCAGGGAAACCCCGCCCAGGGCGCCATCGAAAGCCTGGGACTGACCCTGTACGACACCACCGGCAAGTTTGTCGGCTACCGCTCCATGCTGGAACAGGTTGCCGCAGCGTCAAAGAGGATGACCGAAGAGGAGTTCCAGGCCGACACCAACATCCTGTTCGGCTCGGACGCCATGCGCGCGGCGATGGTCGCAGCCGGTGGCGGCGTCCAGATGTTCGACGAGATGTTCCGGGCTGTCGGCCGCGCCGGTGGTGCCAGCGAGATGGCCGCCGCCCAGATGCAGGGCCTACCGGGGGTCGTCGAAGGCCTCAAGAACACCGCCGAGAGTGCGAAACTCGCTCTTTACGACCTTGTTTCGCCGTCCTTGCAGTCAGCCGGTCGGGGGATGACCGGCTGGCTGGACAAGGCCGCCGACGCGATGCGCGACCTCAGGACCGGCGGTGGCGGCAGCGGTACCGCGGTCGACCAGATCCGGCAGGGCTGGCGCGACATCTCCAGCGCCGCCAAGGACCTGGCACCCTCCCTCGCTGCCGCATCCAAGGCCATCGCAATGGGCGCCGGGGCAACTGCCGTAGCAGGCTGGCGTGCACTAGGTTTCGCCATGCAGGCGTTGGAGCCGCCGCTGAAATTGGTAGCCGACATCCTCGGCAACAACCAGTGGCTCACCACCGGCCTCGTCGCAGTCCTCACCGCCCTCTACCTCAAATCCAAGTTGACCGGCCCTGCCCTACAGGTTGCCGCTAAGGCCACTCAGGCATGGGGCACCGCCTTCGCGGGATGGCGTACCCCCGCTACGCAGGCACAGCAGGCCATGGAGAACGCGACACGCGCCGCTGGCGAATCGACACGCGCGCAACGCGGATGGGTCACGCAGATGCGGGACAGCTACAACCAGGCTGCCGACCGGTCCCTGTTCTACTCCCGTACCGCGGGAACCGCCGGGGCAGCCATGACCGGCATGAAGCTCGCCGGGTCCGGGGTCTTGTCCATGCTCGGCGGCCCGTGGGGCATCGCCGCCGCCGGTGTCGGCATCGCTATGGGCATGATCGCCGACGCCCACCAGAAGGCTGCACAGAAGGCACAGGAGCAGAAGCAGGCCGAAGAGGAATTGCGCGCCACCCTGGACCAGGACACCGGTCGCGTCACCGACGAGACCCGTAGGAAGGCCGCCGAGCGGTTCGGCAAGGAAGACCCCTACAAGACCACCGACATCGGGCGCGCCAAGGGCCTAGGAATCGACCCAAACATGTTGGTAGACGCCGCAACTGGAACAGGCAACGCGCAGGCGTACGACATCATCAAAAAGCTGGCGCTAGACAAGGGCGTCCGGGAGGGCCTGGACAAGGTCTCCATCACCGGATCAGGCGGCACGAAGCTGGACTGGAAGGTCATCCAGCAGCAGTACCAGGCCATGGGGGTGTCATCCGACGAGCTGTACAACGCACTCCTCAAGGAGGGCAACGGCTGGGACACCGTCAACGAGAAGATCGCAAAATACCGCACGGCCAACCCCGGCGACCAGAACCTCGTTGGACTGCAACAGATTATCGACGCAATGCCCGACGCGAATGAGTCGCTTATCACGCTGACTCAGAACGTCAACGAGCAGCGGCGTGAGACGGACAAGGGTGCACAGTCGTTGCGGGACATGGCACAAGCCCAGTACGGGCTGTGGAAACCGACCGAGGAAGGCGCCGCCCGGTTCAAGGACCTGGGCGCGGCCATCGTGTCGGTGCCCAACAACAAGTCGATAGACCTCAAGGTCGACCCGGCGAAGTACGACGAGACGAAGAAGAAGCTCGAAGAACTTGGGTACACCGTCACGCAGCTGCCCGGCGGAATCGTAAAGGTCACCGCGGCAACCGATGAGGCGCAGAAGCGTTTCAACGACCTGGTGTACAAGGTCAACAACACGACCGCCACCCTTCCTATAGATCTCAAACTGGCCAACTCGCTCGGTGCGATCTTGCCGCCCGGATTGCAAGGCGTATTCAGTGCAGCCACCCTCGCCGGGCAGGTACCAGGCCGCGCCTCCGGTGGACATGTCGACGGCCGCGGCGTCATCAGTGGCCCCGGGACGGGCACCAGTGACTCCATCCTCGCCCGTGTAATAGACGGTGGCGCAGGTGGATTCATCAAGGTATCCAACCGAGAGTCGATCAACACTGCGCAGTCCACACGCGACAACATGCCGCTCATCAACGCCATGAACCGCGGCTGGGTACCGTCCGCCAACTTCCTGCGAATCCTCACCGGTATACCCGGATACGCGGGCGGAGGTCCCATCTCGATAGAGGACGCAGCCAACGACATGGCGGGTGCGCCCTACGTCCGCGGCGGCCACGGCCCATCCGGTACCGACTGTTCCGGGGCCGCATCCGTCCTCGTCAACGCCGCCGTCGGGCAGCCCCTGTACGGCGAGCGGATGGCCACCGGTAACGCAGCCGATTGGCTCGCCGCCCGAGGCGCCATCATGGGCCGCGGACCAGCAGGCACCCTGCGCGTCGGATGGAAGAACGGCGGCCCCGGCGGCGGCCACATGGCCGTCACGCTGCCCGATGGCCGCAACGCTGAATCCGGCGGCAGCGTAGGCAAGTTCACCGTCGGCGCGGGCGCCGCAGGCGCCGACGACCCCCAATTCACCAACCAGGCGTACATCCCCATGAACGCCATGTACCCCGACGGCTGGCCCAGCGGCGCAGCGGGCGGCGGCTACAGCATGTACGGCTCCGGCAGCGGTGGGGGCGGGGCAGGCGGCTACGGCGGTGGAGGAAGCGGCGGGGGAGGTGCATCCCCGGCCCAGCGACGTCAACTGCGTGACGCAGAGCAGAAGGTCCAGGACAAGCAGTTCGACATCGAACAGGCACAACGGAAGCTCGACGAACTCCAGGGCAAGAAGAACGTCAAGCCGTCCGAGCAGGCAGCCGCCGAGGAACGGCTATCCCGGGCGCAGCGCGAGCACAAGGACGCGCTGGACGACCTGTCCACCAAGCAGGAACAGGTCAACGACGCCGACGCCCGGGGCCGCGGTGGACGCAACGGCCAGCAACCGGGCAGCGGCCCCGACGGCAAGAGCTTCGCCAAGGACATGATGTCCGGCGCCATGGAGATGCTCGGCCTGGACGGCTCCGTCTTCTCCAACCCCATGGAGTGGGGAATCTTCAAGCTGTTCACCGGAGGCGCCAACGCCATCGGCGGAATGCTCAAGAACGCATTCGGCGGCCCGCAGCAACAGCAGCAGAACCCCTTGGGTACCCAGGCCATGCGCAACAACCGCCATGGCCCGGGCGGCGCCCCCGGACCCGGCAACGGGGGCCTTGGAGAGTTCGACTTCGGCGACGGCGGCATGGGCGTAGTCGGTGACGCACTCCAGGCGGCGCTCCCTCAGGTCGGCGACTTCCTGCCCAACAGCCAGAACCCCGGCGGGAACAACTACACGACCAACCAGAACAGCAACAACAGCAGCGCCACCGGCGCCGCGTTCTACGGCCCCGTCACCATCAACGACCCAGGAGGCCTGGTGAAGCCGCCCGACCGGATGAACACCCGGATGACGGGACTGCCTAAGCCGTGAGGTTCATCCGGCAGTCCGAGATCCCCGCCTACGACCAATGGGACAAGCTGCCGAAGGCCCTCCAGGGGCTCGACACCCGGATAGTCCACATCTCGCCCGATGGCGACTTCACCGACATGTACGGCGGCGTCAACGCCGGACGTCAGGGCGTGCAGCTGTCCGAAGACATTGAGGGCGAGCACCACTGGCCTTTCGAGCTGCTGCTAACCGAGGGCGCCTATGAGCTTGGGGCAACCGTCGAACGCGCCAACATCCTCAAACGAGAAATCAACTTCACCGTCTCTATCGGTGGTAAGGGAGTGCCGTTCAACAACTTCCAGTACCGGATGGCTGAGGACCGCTGGTTCCGAGGCCAAGACGAGAACCGTGACGGATGGCTCGGCATCTACACCCGCTTCTCCGGCTGGCGATGGATCAGGGTCCGGCCCGCCCAGACCGTAGGCGGCAGCCAGAAGCGCGACCCCGTAGCCTTCGGCAACAACTTCGCCAAGTGGCCGATGAAGTGGCTGGCCCAGAAGCCGTACTACAGCAAGCCGTCCATCTGGGCGACGTGGCAGAACAACCCCGCCACCGCAGCACAATTCGGTGGCGACGGCGAAGGCATCATCGTCTTGCCCAACCGTGGCGACCTGGAGTCCTACACCCAATTCATAGTCCCGCCCGGGCGGTGCTGGGTTGAGGACGGCGACAGCGGACGCATGGTCGAGCTACCCCTGATCGCCCCATCCGACGGATACGTCCTCGTCGACACCGACCCCAAGGAGCGGACACTCACCGCATCCAACGACCCGGTCGACAACATCTTCTACCAGATCGCCAGGCGCTCAAAGATATTGGACTTCCTACTGCACGACCTGGCAGCCACCGGTGAGCCGGTGTGGAAGCGATTCGACAAGCGGTTCCAAGCATCAGTCCCATCCAGGCACGTCGCGCAGATCCGGGTCAAGCACAGCAACCCCAATGCCAAGATCACCGCGATACTGCCGCAACGCTATAAGAGGTCTCGGTAGGTGACTAGCGCACTCCTAGATGGCGTACAGCACGGATTGACCACAGCGCCACTGGAGTTCACGCGCTGGCTCAACGACGCCCTCGTAGACACGATGAACCGGCCGACCAAGCCGGACCCGGCCACAGACCCCATGTCGGCCTACAAGTACCTGCGCGGCCGACGTGACGCAATTGAAGGTGCGGCACGCCAGCGCCCCATGCTGCGCCTCTTCGACAAGAACATGGACCCCATCGCCCAGATCGCGGGCGAGCGGCTGGCGTCGGTCGAAGAGATGAACTCGGACTCCGGTCAGGCGAATGTCGTACTGCGGTACGACAACTGGCTCACCGACTTCATCCTCCAACAGACGAAGATCCACGAGGACCTGCACCTCGTCGTCGACCCCATCCCCACACAGCCAACCTGGCGGACCCGGTGGGGCGGGAAGGTCACCGGCATCAACGCCAAGCGCGACTCGTCCGGCGTCCACACGCTGGAACTGGAGGCGATCAGTAACCGGCAGCACGCAAAGAACCTGCTCTTTGCCGCTAACCCCGTGTTTCCTCCCGAGGTTCAGCTGCCGAAAATGTGGGTGCTACCAGGCAATACACGCACCATCTTGTCCGCGTCCATGTTCATCAACCTGGCGCGCCTGTTCTTCCCGCTCCTGTCCATCCCGACCAACGTCTTCAACCCGTTCGGCTGGCTCAACGGCGGCATCAGCGGACTCGACCCGCTGTCCTGGCCACTGCAAGTCGCATTCGTCAACCCCATCCTCGATCAGTCCCGCCTCTCCGTCATCGGCGCGGCATGGACCGACTGGCACTCGGCGATGAACGACATGTTGAAGGACGCTGGCTGCGACTTCCGTGCCTACACCTGGCTCAAGGAAGACAAGGACTCTCCGCATACCGAACTCGTAGACCTGGTGCGCGGCACCGTCGCTGAGGACGCGGTCAACGACGCCACCAGGCCGCACCGCAACTGCATCGTCTTCGCCATCGAAGACAAGTCGGGCGTGACCGGCCCAACCGGAACAGCGGCCGACGGCGTCATCAACCTCATCGGCGCCACGTTGGACGACATGATCACCGAAACCCTCATCAACCTCGATGAGGACGGTGACGGCGAGACCGATCCGGTGTTCCGAAAGCTGCTCGGCGTCGCGCCCAAGAAGCCTAAAACCATCTGGTACGACGGCCAATTCAGCGGAATCATCGAATCGGAACGCCGACAACACAAGGGTCCAGTCAAGACGGTGATGACGGGCTCCCGCAGCCCGCAGATTGTCAACCAAGCCCAGACATTTGCTATTAGGTACGCGCTGTCGCAGCTGGCGCAGGTAATCAACTATGCAATAGGTGCCTACCAGCAGCCGGGCACTGAAGGTCTGGACAACCTCTACCAAGGCCAGCTGGACAACACTTTGCTGGCGTGGATGCGCTTCACTGATCCGCGCCGCGCGCTCTGGACCGGCGACATGGCCTGGCAGGAGCATTTCGAGAAGGGCGGCGGCACCGCCTACACCCTGTCCGGTGTCGTCACCATGCGCGTCGGCCACTACAAAACCCGTGCCTGGCAGGGCTTTACGGTCAAGGTCGTCAACGGCCGACCACACGCCATAGACATCGATATCGGCCTGGGCGACCGGGCCGGGTTCGAGCAGGGCGGCATCATCTTCGTCGACCAGATCACCGCGATAAAGCGGACATGGTCCCGAAGTGAGCCAGTCACAGTGCAACTGGCTATCGGCGATGACAGCGACAAGGAAGACCCCGCAGCGCGGGGTCTTCGTGCATTGCAGGCCGTTTGGACAACGCTGTCCCAATTCCTCGGCGAAGGGACCATCTTCTGATGGCCGCCGACCGGCCAGGCAAGGCACACCGCGTACCGGCAGACCAGGCGCCCCCAACGGCGGCCGACACTGCGACGCTTTCGCCCCGCGACCTTGCCGTCTGCGCGGCAGCTGACGACGCCGAAAATGGCGACCTCACACCAGATATGCAGGTCGGACTCAACGCCGGACTGGACATCGAGCAGGCGGCGAAGGTCGCAGAAATGCGTGAGATACAGCGCGCATACCTGGAGCTGCTGGAGGTCATGGAGTACCCAGTCGACCAGAACGGGCGCGTCCACGACCTCAACCACATGTCCGCCACCATCCTCGCAATCGCCTGGACCGCAGTGCTGTACGGATTCCGCCGCACCGCCGCCGCCCACATCAAGAAGCGGCGCATGCACGGCCCAGGCATCTACGAGAACGCGTGCACATGGGTGGACGTCAACGCCCCCGACGACGCCGAACGAGACCTACAGCCAGGCGATTACAGCGACGACCGACTCCGCCCACCCGACGTCCGCGGCCTCGCGGCACGCCGCGACGGCGAGGGGCCGGTCTTGACCGCCGAGTGGCACACGAAACCAGAGGTCCGCTACACCGACGCACCCCGTCCCAAGGAGGACTAGATGACTTCACCGGTACCACCCATCGGCCTGATGGTGTACCTCAAGTCCCTGCTGACGAACACCCACATCTACGCCGTGGTGTCCGATGGGGCGACACCGGATCAGTACGCGGTCACCATGGAAATCCAAGGCGACCAGGCAACTTTGGTAGTGCCAGCGCTCATGGGGCCACAGGGTCCGGCCGGTACCAACGCCTTCGCGCTGCGCCTCCAGAAGTCGATGATCGACGACCCCGAGGACCTGCCGACCAACCTCCAGGACATCGAGGAGGACATCGGCAAGTACTGGATCATGAACCACTACGCCACCGTCAACGAGGTCCAGACGGTGACACTGAACGGCGCCCCCACCTCCTTCACCATCGCGTACGACGGCCAGCCGACCGCATCCATTGCCGGTAACGCCACCGCCCAGGCATTCGAGGACGCGCTCGTTGCCCTACCCAACGTGTCCACCGGCGACGTCGAGGTCGTCGGCAACCCCGGCGGCCCCTACACGGTGACCTTCGCCGGTTCCAAGGCCGGTATCGGGCAGCCACAGATGACCGGCACGCCCACCGGTGGCACCAGCCCCTCAGTGGTGGTGACCACCGAACAGGAGGGCGTCACCAACCTCATCGGGTCTCGCGCCTACATCTGGTTCGGCACCGAATACCGAATCCTCATGATGGGATCGGAAGGCCCCCCAGGGCCGGTGCCCCAGATCAGCTGGAGCGTTGAGCTTCTCCCGCCGGAGGGCGCCCAAGACTCCTACGTCCACCAGACCGGCTCCCCATACGCGCCGTCGTGCCGCCTGTACTTGAAGGTCCCGCGCGGCCCGCAAGGTCCCGCCGCCAGCCTCGGGCAGGCCCCGGACGTCGATATGTCCACCCCGCCACAACACCTCCAGGTTCTGGGCTTCGACGAGAACATCGGGGCGTCCGGCAAGTGGCGGCCCATGTCCATCGGGTCGATCCTGCCCAGGCCGTTCACGGTGCCCGAAGCTGCCTTCACCAACTTCCAGGGCTTCTCCACCCGTGCACCCATCGGGTCGTTTGCCATTCCCGCGCAACCATTCCCGTGGAAGCCGATTGTCTTCGGGAAGATCAAGGCGACCGGTGTGGAGCTAGACCAGGACCCGCTCATCATCGGCTGCGAGGTGCGGCTGGGACACCCCACCTCCGGCCAACTCATCGCCCGCGGCTTCGGTAACACCTCCCAGTGGGCACACATGTCTCCGCACGCGTCGACGCCGTCGGACCCCACCATGGCCATCACGCCGGACAACACCTACGCCCTGGTGCCCGCCAACCACACCGGCAACCAGGGCACCGTCTACGTCAACCTCTACAACGACGGCCTGGCCGGTGCCTACCTGTTCGACAAGGCCAACGCCCAGCTGTACGTCGAGGTCATGCCGGTCTAATGCCTCGGTCAGTCGATCTGGTCCCGCAGAACTTCAAGACGGAATACGACCCGACCAACCAACTCGCCCAGGACCCGGCCCTCAAGAAGACGATCACCAACCTCGGCGACGTCCTCAAGCAGCTCCCGGTGATGATCCAGAAGGAACTCCAGCGGCTCATCGACTCGCTGCTGGGAATCGCCACCAACCCCATCCCCGAAATCATCGAGTGGCTGGACGAGCTGAAAAAGGGCATCGCCAACGTCCTGTCATGGATCAAGCCCGGACTGCTGCCGCTTATCCCCCTGTCGCAGATCGGCGAATGGTTCCCGAATCTGCTTCTCAACGGCGGCTTCGACACCGACGCCGCGGTTGTGGACAACCCAGACTGGCTGTGGGACGGCACCGTTGGCCGCACCAGCCCATTGGGATCGGTCAAGGCGATCATGTCGGGCACCGCAAAGTACCTGCACTCCAACGCCATACCGGTGGCCAAGAAGCAGCACCTGGAGCTGGAGGCGTTCACCCGCTGGCAGGGACTCGCGGCAGCTGCTGGCACCAACCCCATCCGGCTGGTCATCACCTCATACCTCGCCGGTAACCCTGTCGCATCCACAATCGTTGCACAACACCAGCCGTCGGCCGCCGACAGCAGCGGATGGGTGGAACTACACGGGACCTACACCGTGCCCGACACCGGAGTCGACGAGGTCCGCACCACGCTGCTGGTTACAGGTGACGTCACCGCGGGCACCGTGTGGTTCGACGACGCCGATACCTGGAAGACCGGGAAGCTCCCGCAGGATTACGTGCAGGACCTCGTCACCCAGCTAGAGCAGTTCGGCACCGACATAGGCAACGCCCTAGAGGAGCTGGCACACAAGGTCGGACTGGACCGCTTCAAGGAGTTCTTCGACACCGTCGCCGGACAGGTCAACGCCGAAATCGGAGACGTCCAAAACCGCCTCACGGCCATCACCGCCGACGGCAAGATCGACGCCGCAGAGATCCTGGGCTTGCTCGGCCTGGGCAACATTCCACTCCTCCCGCAGACCAAGGTCGCGGACCTACCCGACCTCAACGCCCAGCTGAACCAGATACGGGACATCTTCGCCGGGCTTGTCGTCACACCCATCAACTCGACCATCCAGGCCGTCAAGGACTGGTTCGGGCTGAGTAACAACAAGACTCAGAAGCTCACCAGCGGCGGAACACTGAACGCAGGCGACGTCGTCGGCAATTTCGACATGAGCCGGGTCAACGATCTGGTCAGCAACCTCGGCAACATGCTTACCGGGGTCAAGACGGGTGCCGACGGAACAACCACCGGCACAACGGGAACCATCGCCGATCAGATCAACCAGGCCAAGGACTCCCTGCTGTCCCTGCTCGGCCTGTCGCAGGACGCCCTCAAAAGCGCTATCGCGGCCCAGACCACGTTGCAGGAACAGGAGACCGAGCAGAACACCGGTGGCGGCAACAGCTACAGCTTCGTGTTCTCCGGCGCTGACGGCTCCGCCCTGAATTCGACTGATTGGACCACCGGCCCGACCGCTGGCGACATCACCATCCGCGGGGACTCCGGTTATGCGGGGGTCAAGAACGGCAACCCTGACGGGTACTTCTTCGCCAGCCCCAACTACACCTACGCCACCGACGGCCAATCAGCCTCATTTGTGCTGGGCGACACCCAGAACGGCAACTACTACTCGGGCGTCTACATCCGATGCGACTCGGGCCGCACACAGGGCGCCTATTGCCTCGCCAAAGAGGGCGAGATCCGTATCGGCAAGTTCACCCGCTCAGGTAGCAGCTGGTCATTCAACACGCCGCTGACACTGCAAACCGGACTCTCAGCGGTCAAGCAGGGCGCGCGCATCGAGATCCGCTGCTCAGGCACCAACTACTTCGTGCGCGTCAACGGCCGCCAAATCCTCTCCGCCACCGACGCGGGCAACACCATCAACATCGGTGCCGCATACCGGTATTCGATGTTCAGCGTGCAGCGGGCAAGCCCGTTTTTCACCTACGACTCCTACCGCATCGCCGCGTTCGCGATGTCCGACTACACCTCAGCGGGAGCGGGATTCTCGATGTCAAACTCATGGAGCATCAGACGCGACAGCACCGCCGACGTCACCTATGGCCCCTATTCTTCCGGCGCGTTCCCGTCGGGGTTCTTCACATTCAACGACTACACCACAGACGTCACGCTCGACGACTTAGGCACGGCACGTATCGAGATCGCCACCACCGGCTTGTACCGCATCAGCACAACGTACCGATCGGTCACCGCCAAGGGCACGTCCGTGCCCTATTGGGTCGTGTACAAGAACGGCACCCGCATCACCGGGGCCATTCCCTCAGGTTGCCCTTTCGAGATCCCGCTCGTGGCGGGAGATGTCGTGCAGCCGGGATTTATCGCGGTCGACTACGACATACGGTCCAACGGCTCAACCGGCTCAGAAACCGTTGTGTCACGAAGCATCACAGCCCTATCCGGCATCGCCACATTCGATGGCCGCCGTATCGCATAACCACCCGAAAGAGGCATCAGCGATGACCACATTCACCATGCCCGAACTACCCGGCATCACCTTCACCGCCGAGCGCGGCGGCCTGGACCCAGACGGGAAGCTCAACCCGTCCTGGATTCAGATCACCGGCACCAACGACGCAGACGGTCAAATGGTCTCCTGCATAGGATTCGCCGGTCCGTAGATGAGTTGGACCACCAACCCGCAACCGGAAACTACGGAGCCACAGCTGGGTTGGTGGAAAGAACCCCCACCGTCTGAACCACCAGAGGCGGTCACGGGCTGGTTCTGGATACCAGATCGGACCGCGGTCCTGCACGCTGAGGGCACCATGGCCGCCGAGGTCGCACAGGTATACACCGTCGGTGCCGACATGGCGGGTGCAGGCACACTCGCCGCCGCAGTATCCCAGATATACGACCGGGCAGCGGAATTCAGCGGAGCTGGCGCACTAGCCGCCGATGTCCGGCTGCTTTACCAGCGCGCAGCGGCCATGGCCGGTACAGGCAACATGTCAGTAGACGCGCGAGTCCGCCTGGACCGTCTAGCCCAACTTGCCGGTGCAGGCACACTGTCGGCACAACTACTCCAACAGTTCACGCGGCCCGCAGCCTTTGGCGGCGCGGGCACGCTGGCGGCGCAAGTGGCCCAGGCATACGCGCTGGGCGCGGCCCTCGCCGGTGCAGGCACACTGGCCGTCCAGGTGGCCCAGAAGTACCAATTAGGTGCGGCATTCGCCGCAACCGGCACCTTCGCGTGCGGAGCCGCATTCCCGGTGATGGCCCCGGCCCGTACCGACATCACCACCACCGGTGCCTACACCTACAACATCCCGTACTGGTGCCGCTACATCGACTACGCGTACCTGCCCGGTGGTGGCGGCGGTGGCGGCGCCCAATTCTCCTTCACCCCCGCACAGGGCGGCGACGGCGGCCAATGGGTGTACGGAACCTGGGAGCGCGGCGTCGATTTCCCATGGACGGCCACACAGATCACCGGCTCAATCGGGGTGGGCGGCACAGCAGGCACCGGCGGCGGCAACGGCGGAAACGGCGGCCCCACAACCGGCATCGTCAACGGCTCCACCCTCGTTACCGCACCTGGCGCAACCGGCCGAGGCGGCATAGGCACTCAGTCCGGCGACCCCGTCGGCGGCGGCAACGCCAACTCCAACCGCGACGTCTCCCTCAACGGCCAGACCTACACCGGCGGCACCGGCGACGGCGCAGCACCGGGGTCCGGCGGCAAGGGCGGCGGCGCTTTCAGCAACGGCAACGCGGGTGCCCGCGGCGAAGCCCACTTCTACGCAAGGCAATAGGAGGCCCTATGGCAATTCAAGTACCCCAGACCCGGCAATCCCTGGCCGACGCCTGGAAGGCTCTTGGCAACTGGATTGGGTGCGCGACCGGCGCACCCGGCACCACGCAGACGCCCTCCAACGAGTCGACCGGAGGCGGCTACGCCCGCGCCCAAACTACTTGGACATCAGGCTCTGGCGGCAATGTAACGGGCTCCGCGGTAACCATCCCCGTCCCGGCGTCCACCATTACCCACGCCATCCTGGCGTCTACGGCGGCCGTCGGCGCCGCCAACATGATCGACAACTGCCCCGTCACCAATGCTGTCTTCTCAACCCCGGGCAACGTGGTTCTCACCTCCTCGCTGGGGATCGCGTGACCGCCCCGGCCAAGGCCGACGGAATACTCCACGTCGTCGTGTGGCCCGTCTACATCGGGCTGGCGGGTGAAGACGGCCGCGAACCCCTGCACCCGGATTACCGCCGCGGCCAGATCGACTGGCAGCCAAGCCCTAATGGCACTATCGAGGGCTCGGCAGTCGTCCACGCCCCCGCGGGCCGGTACCCGTTCTTCACGTACTGGATGGAGCCGACAGGTGGCGCACCGGTGGGTATGTCCCAACCCGAGCACCCTCTGGTATTCGACATTCGAACGGTAGTCGATATTCGCCCCATCAAGAACGGCGATCTATTCGTCACCAACGAAATGCGGCGCGCTGGACTGTGATACGGGAAGTGCTCGCCCTCTGCGACGAGTACGGAACAGACCTCCCCGCCTTCAACGAAGGCCACGTCGAGGACCGGTGTCCGATCTGCGGACGCCCCGTCGTCGACCACACCATCCACGGCGGCACCACAGCCAAGTGGCCTCACCGCCGCGCCGTCCTATTCAGCGCCCTCGTTCTCTGGCGCCTCCCTTAAACCATTGGAGCACAACATGTTAAGCCAGATGACCCATTCTCACACCTTCGCCATTCTGGCCGGGATAGCCACCGGCGCTCTCATCGGCATCGGACTCGGCGTCGCCCTGTTCGTATACGAGTCCAAGCACGACATGGAAGCGAGCTACTGACATGTCCTTCACCTGGCTCGCAGACCACCCACTGCGCTCCCGCGAACAAGTGGCACGTGAAATACACGCCGTCGCACTACAACGCGGCTTAGACGAGCTAGCCACCGTCATCGCCTGCATGACCGTAGGCGTCGAAGTCGGAGCCGACGATGACGACGGAAACCGCCAATGGTGGTGCCCCGCAAACCAATCAGACCCCGACACCCTCCAGCTTCCCCACGACTCAGAATCCGATGACGCGGACTCATCCGGCTACTTCCAACAGCGCCCCCCATGGTGGGGCACACCCGCACAGCGCATGACGCTGGCCCAGTCCGCCGACCTCTTCCTGAGTCGACTCTCCAGCGACTACACCTCCGCCGCCGGAAACCCGACACTGGCAGGCCAATTCGCCCAGCGCGTCCAGGGATCGGCATACCCCGAACGCTACGCGCAGCACTGGGACGAGGCGTGGGACGTCGTGCGCCGCGCCCTCGCAACCACACCACCACCCGAAGGAGACAACGTGGGCTACACAGGAGACCCCGTCTGGCTGGAAGACGTACTACGCGCAGCACTCGGCGACCGACTGGTCGTAGAGGCAGGCTGGAAAGACCGCGGCACCGGCGGCCAGATGGGCGACATCTGGGGCGTGATGATCCACCACACCGGCAACGACCGGGAGACCGTCGCAGGCATCCGCGACGGACGCTCCGACCTTGCCGGGCCACTGTCGCAGTGCCTCATCACCCCAGACGGCAAGTGCCATCTCATCGCAGTCGGCCCCTGCAACCACGCCGGGATCGGCAAATACCCGGGCATCGCCGCCAACACCGGCAACCAGCGGCTCATCGGCTTCGAATGCGCGTGGCCGACCATCCAGCCGGACGGCAGCTTCGACAAGCAGCAGCGGTGGCCGGACGCCCAGATCATCACCATGCGCGACGCCACGGCCGCCGTCCTCACCAAGCTCGGCTACGGCGCCGACCGCGTCATCGGCCACAAGGAATATGCGACCGCGGCACCCAACGTGAAGTGGGACCCGGGCAACATCGACATGGGCTGGTTCCGCGGCGAGGTCGCCAAGGACATGGCCGGATACCAGTTCCCAGGCGAGGCACCCGTGGTCCAGCCGCCCGACCCGTCGCCAACCGCGATACCCGCGGACTTCGACAAGCAGACCTTCCAGCAGATCAACGGACGCTGGGAGATGCTGGGATGGCAGACGCTCATCGAGGCAGTCGCTGAGATTCGCGACCACCTCACCGGGTCGACAGACGCAGGTAAGGCCGGGTTCAAGCTCGGGGCAAAGCCGTGAACGGCCCCGACGGCAAATGGATCGGGTACGGTCCCGGCGACGTCAGCCCAGAGGTAACCAACATCGAGCGACGGCTACTGCACGCCTACCCGAAGAACAGCCACGCAGCGGAGCACGGCGTGGTGCTGGACGACCGCTACACGGACGGCACCGCGGCGGCCGTGCGGGACATCACCCGCTTCATGAACAACGACCCTGTCGAAGTGGAGCGGTTGCGCGGCCTGGGTATCACCACGCCCCTCCGCGGCGACGGCGTCGCGAACCTGGCGGTGCGAAAGGCCATCGGCGCGTACGTCGCGCCGGTGTACAGGTCCAAGTACCCGATCCAGGGAGTCTGGGCAGACTCGCGGGCCTTCCTCAACCCACCCGACGCGCACAGCTTCAACAAGGCGACTGACCAGTTCCGTGACGAGTTCATGCGCCTGTACCGGCCCATGGCGGGCGCCAACATCTGGCTCCTCGGCTACTCCATGGGCGGCGTCTCCGTGCAGAAGTGCCTCACTGCGCTGCCGCCGGAGTGGCGCCAGTTCGTGCTCGGCGTCACCACCTTCGGTGACCCATCCATGCCCGCCGAGGGAAGCCTGCTCGGAAACGACCCGGGCGAGGGCATCTCGAAACTGCCGCAACCACAATGGGTACGGGACCGCTACTGGTCGTACTCCATCGACGGCGACTGGTACCCGCGCGCCCGCGGCCTGCTGTTCCTGCTGTACCAGGTCCTCACCCGCGCCGAGCTGACCCTGGACTTCGCCATCTACCTGTTCACAAAGTTCCCGCAACAGGCATTCCAGGAACTACTCGGCCTCGCCCCAAGTGCCGACCCCCTGCATGGCGCGCTGTCCGGCCTCGCCGGACTCATGACGACCGGCCCGGCAGGGACCATCGGCCAGCTGCTCAACCCCGTGCAGCTGCTGTCCCTGCTACCAGACCTGGTGTACCTACTGTTCGACGCCATCAAGTTCATCGCCACCAACGCGCACGGAAAGTACGGGGACCCGGCATATGCGTTGTGGGACGGCATGACTGCCGTCGACCATGCCGCCGCCAACATCCGCCGCGTGGCCCCGCAAGGCTGCACCCTCGTCCTGCTCCCGGGCACATGGTCCAACTGGGACCAGCTATTCCAATTCGACGTCGCTGCCCAGCTCCAAACCCCCGCCTAATCGGCGGGCCTGTCCAGCAACTGTGTAAACGCAACTGTTGAAAGGGATTTGACATGAAGGACACCTCACTGTTGGGCATCAAGACGTGGAGTGATCTCCGCGCCTTCATACACACCGCAATACCCGGGTTGGCCGTCTTCCTGGTCACCATGGGAATTCTGACGGCCACCAAAGCGAATCTGGTTGCCGCACTGCTGCTTGCGGTGTTCGACTCGACCCTGTCGCACATCAACACCGCCGATGGCTTCCGGCGCTGGGTGTACCCCGTCCTAGGCACCGGTGCCACCCTCCTCATCGGGTGGGGCATCTTCACTCAGGACCAGATCGCGCCATGGCTGGCGCTCATCCCAATTCTGTTGGGTGGCGGGCTCGCAGCGGCCAACACCAACACCACGCCCAGCATCGTTCCGACGAGCGGCCCGGCTGAGTGAGCGGGGGAGTGGGCGCCGATTCCTGGATGGACCTGGCCGCGCTGACCATCGCGGCCGTCGGCGGCTGGGGCACCGCGTACATCACCTCGCACTTCTCCAGCCGCAAGCACGTGACCGCCGTCAACAAAAGCGTCGACGCGGTCGAGGCGAAGTTGGCAGGAGTGGAGGAGCAGGTAGTGAACTCGCACGAGACCAACCTGCGCGACGACGTGGACCGCGCAGTCCGCGGCGTCGAGTATCTGGTCGACAGATTCGCCGATGCCATGCGCGACCTGCGCGGTATCCGCGAGGAGATGTCCGACCTGCGCAAGGAAGTTGGCGGCCTACACGGCGACGTTCGCGAGCAGAACCGCAGACACACCGCCCTGTACGACCGGGTGACGGATCTGGAGGACCGCCGCCCCTAGGCCCACGCGATAGCTGGAGGACGCCCCGGCCTTCGGGCCGGGGCGTTTTCCCGTACCAGCCGGTTGTCTCCGCATATGTATAGCGCGTTATACTGCGCGCATGGATATCTCGTCGGACGAGCAGGAGGCGGCCCGAGCTTCTGTCCGTCGGCTAGCCCGCCGCCGTCGACGTCAGGCTGTGTTGCGCAAGCAGACCGACACCGAGTTCTACGAGGCCGTCAAACAGGCCAAGGCGTTGGGTGTCGGCGCCACTGTGCTGGCACGTGATGCCGAGGTAAAACGTGACAGTATCTACAAAATCGTGGACGGCTCTATCTCCTGAGCGGGTGCTAGCCCGCGACGTACCAGTCGTCTCCGATTGCCGTACGCAGGAACGCCATGTGCACGTGAATCTGGAACAAGTGCGTGCTCTCCACAATCGCAGCACCGCCAATTCGTAGACCAGGCGCGAACCCATACACCTCGTCGAACTGCAACGGCCCCAGGTGCTCATACACCCGATCGAACATGGGTTCCTCATCGCGCCCGCGGAAGTCGAACTGGTCTTTCCTTGCAGCCGTGAAGAAAGCCTGCATTGCGCGTTCAAGGCTCTGTGGCGACGAGTCTTTCGGGGGTGCCCAGAAAAATGCCGATCCCCGGGCGGGCTCAACGGTTATCGACATTCCATACCCCGGGGTCCAGAAGAACGTCTTCCCGAAGGCGCTACGTAGGAACGGGATATACAGCGCGTTTTCGTCTAGGCGAGGGTGTCGGAGGGTGTCGAGGAGGACCTCGTCGGTGGTGACCTTCCACTCGATTGGATCAACAAGCCAGGCGATTCCGTTGCCAACGCCAGAGAACCCGTACTCCTGCCAATACGAGATAAGGCAATCAGGAACCAGCCCGGTGTAGTCGCGCACGTGTTCATCGGTGCACGCAGGTCCGCTGGTTGAGAGAGGGAACTTCGTTAGGAAGTACTCAAAGTATTCGTCGGCCACAAATCACCTTTTGCCAAATCTGGTGTTTACTATCGCGTTCGGATCTTGGGTTTCAAGCCATGCCTTGAAGGCGTCTCTCTCCTGTTTCGTCAAGTTACCAAGCGCGTTGTTGACTTGCCAGTCACCATAAGTCAGGCCGTCGCGGTACCCGCCGAACTTGATATCCGGGTTATGGATCACAGGCTGCGGAATTAGTCCGGGGCCTTCGGGGAATTGCTCCGACGCGTAGTTGTTCGCGAGCCTGTCAGCCTCCATCGGACTGTAACCGGCATCGATAAGGTCTTGCGTTCCACGCACTCCCAGCTCTGTGCGCAAGTCACTTCGCAGGTCAGAGGATGGCGGTCGCGTTGCCTCCATATTGTCGAGGACTTGTTGGACGCTTTGGGTGTTGAGGCCGTGTTCCCACAGCTGTGTGTGTCGGTCGATCTCAGCCGAGTGGTCGGCAGCGTGCTTGTCGGTGTACGCCGGGTGGTCAACGTCGTACACCGGGGTGCGCGGTAGATCGTCGACGTGCACGCCCCGGTGGGCTGCGAGGTCAGCGAGGTTCTGTTCGCCTCTGTCCCAGTCGAGTTGGTCGCGTTCGAAGCGGTGTGCGGCGCGTGAGTCGTTGAGGATGTCGTCGGCTGAGCGGGGGAGTCCGGCAGCGTGTTCGATGTTGGCGGGAATGCCGTGATTTCCGCCGCCATTGTGATCTGCTGCGGGTGCCGGGTGGTCCACTGTTGGTGCGGGATGTGTTGTGCCGCTTGGCGGTTCGGTGGGCGCGTGTCCTGTGACTGGTGTGTGGGGTTCAGCGGTGTGCGGGGTGGGCGGGTGCCCTGGCGCAGCGTCTTCGAGTCCGTGGGTGAGGGCGCGGCCTTCGGTGCCGAGTAGTGCGCCTTCGCCGCCCACGGGTGCTGTTGCGATGCCTGCGGCGATTTCGATTCCGTGTTTGCCGATGAAGGCTTTGGGGTTGTCGATGCCGGATTTGACCTCATCGATAGCGCCCTTAGCCTGGTCGATCCCGCGTTCCACCTGGTGGACGGGATCGGGGTTGACCACATCCCATAGCCCCTTAGCGACGCCCTTCCACGCCTCTTTGGCGTGGTCGCCGCCGTTGATTCCCAGCAGGTCATCCTTGGCGCGGCCAGCTTGATCCCACGACTCGGCGAATGCCCCACCACCTGATTGCCGGACACGCTCGGGTGTGCCGGGTTCGGGTGTTGCGACCATGGGCCGGTCCTGCTGGGCGCCCTTGATGGCCTCGGACAGCTTGGCCTCCACCTGATCAGGCGGATACTGCGTGGCCAAGATGCTGCGGAACTTGTCGATGGCCGCTTTGCCCTGGGGAGTGTTGGGGTCCAGCTTGGGCGCGGGCACCGTGCGCGCATCCGGTGGCGGCGGCGGTTTATCCAGAGGGCTCTTGGGCTCGGTAATGCCCATCACGCCCAGTTTGTCGGTGAGGCCACCTGCACGTGGATCGGGTTGGAAGGGCTTGTCGCCGGGCGAGGGCGGACCCAGCACGGGTGCATGCGGATCGGCAGCGGTAGCGGCTGCGGCCTGCGTGCTGGCCGGGTCGGTGGCCTTGGGGTACCAGTCCTTGTAGAAGTTGGCGGGCTGGGCAGTCGGTTCGGCGGGTGTGGCGGCGGCGTCGCGCAGAATCTTGCGGCCATCGACCAGGGCGGTTTTAGGGTTGATGCAGCCGGTGATCTTCTGGGCTATGGCGTCAGCCTGGGCCTTGAGGGTTTGACAGCCCTTGTCCCACTGGGCGACATACCCTTTGACCTGGCGCTCGATGTCGGCCACATGTTCGCGGTTCTTTGCTATCGACTCATCGCTCTCACCCTCGGCCGGGTGATAGGCCATGTTGTAGCTCTGATCGATCGAGACACCCTGGTCCTTGTGCGCCAGCACGCTCTCGATGAGGCGTTGGCCGTTGACCAGTGGCTCGACGACTTCGTATTGGATGGTGGCGGCGACGAGTTTTCCGCCGTCTTCGGCGGCGTCGTCGGTGTTATCCGAGCCGTGGCAATCGGTGGATGCCGTGTCATAGGCTGCGTTCGAGGTGCGCCCGGTCCACTCCGTGCCATTTGGAGCCCCGACCCAACGTTTGTACTCGTCGTAGGTCTCCTTGAACTGCCGGGTTTGCGGTCGCCAGGTATCCACCACCGCCATGTAGTCATTGGCTTTCTTGGCCATGAACTCATCCAGCGGCGTCACCACGAGTGCCCCTATGCCCGCTTCGGTGGCTGATAGATGCTGGGTAGATTGCCGTACCCGGCCGCCAGTGAACTCTCCGTGATCGCGAAAGCCTGCTGAGCCTCATCGGCGAAATCAGCGATGGTGTTCAACCGCGCGGCCCCGATCCGCTTCACGTCCGCGATGGCCTTGGACACCCCGTACAGCGCCGCCAATCCCGGATCAGCACCTGCCGGGGGCGCAACATTGGCCGCGACGCTACCTGTGAGTTGATCGGCGAGTGTCCGCAGGTGAGGGCCGAGCTTGCCCAAAGCCGAAAGGTCAACCTTGAGAACGTTCTCGTCGCCCGACATCAACACCCCCGGCGCAATTAATTAGAACCGGCCTCTAGTCCGGCTGATTGGCTACTGGGAGCGTAGTAGTAGGAATTGGCTGGCGTCCAGCCAAACGAGGATATTCGCGCAGTAAGCGGGGCATGGCTGCACCGTCACGGGCGGTATGCAGGGGTTGCGCTAACAACCGGCGGCGGCGGCTAGATCCTGCTCCCGTGGTGTCCGGTTGTCGGGCGAGGTGGCGCATGCTCGGTCCACATCTCGGCTGCCCTGGTTGTTGTTGGACTGGGCCTGGTTAACCCTTTCCAGGCGGGTGGGGCACACGTAACGCATGCCCCGGCGGACGATAGCCATGGTGCCGTCGGTGTCGGCGGCGATCATCGACTCGAACTCGTCGACGGTCTTGTCGCAGTTGCTCACCGTCAGCTCGTACATGCGTGCCATGTCGGGTGATGCCTCCGGGCTGGCGGCAAGTATTTCGGCCTTCCAGCCCTCCATGTCGACCGACGTCTGGGGCAGTATCGCCGGTTTCTGCGCCGTGGATGTAGTTGGCGTCTTCTCCGTCGGTGCACCGCCGCACCCCGCCATCGCAGCCGCTGCCACCACGATGCATAGCCCCCGCCTAATTCTCATGGCGGAACTCTAAACCGGGGCAGCCGATGTAGTGGAGCCTTGACGGCCAGCCCCTCGACATATCGTATAGCACGCTATACGTTCAATCGAAATTCTCAGCGAACACAAAGGAAGGCTCCATCATGTCAATTGCAAGCACTGCAATCGCACTGACCTCGGACGAGCTGGATACGGTCAACCGCTCCATGCTGGCTCACGAACCACACTCGGATGTACGCCCGGCATTCGACTGGGTGGGCCGCGGCCACCGGCCGCCGTGCCTTGCCTACCGCGGCGACCGGGTAGTCGAGTTCGGATACGAGGTCGCTGTCGTCCTCGCGGCCAGGCGGGGAGGTGACGACGTTTACGCGATCCGCCGGGCCATCGAATCCCTTGGGCCGTGCCACCGCCAAGGTCGCATCCACTTTTGGCCCGGTGTGATCCCCACCTGAACTTCCGGTTACTGATAACCCCCGCCCTAAATGGGCGGGGGTTTCTCGCTTTATTCCTTTTCATGCTTGCCTAAAACGTATAGTGCGCTATACATTCGATCTACCAGTAAGGCAAACACAAATCAGGAGGAACCCATGACCGCTCCAACACTGCCCGCAGTGCCCGCCCGCACCCTGCGCAACGCCAACGTCGGCGACCTCATCACGCTGCTGGAGCAGCAGCACCGCCAGAAGGTGGACGTCGTCATGCCCGTCTCTGACGTCCGTTTCACCAGCGGCAACCTGGTCATCTCGGATCAGGCACCCGACATCAACGACGAAGGCGTCACCGACTTCAACGGGACCTACCGGATGACCGACCGCTCCGACAGCCAGCTCGGCGACGTCCTCGACATCCCCACCCGCTACGTCCGCAAGCTGCGTGCACAGCACCTGGAGCTGATGGACACCAACGTCAACGAGCTGGCTCGGGTCCACGACCCCGCCAAGAAGGTCCTCGTGCGCATGCTGTCCGGCAGCGACCCCATGTACCCGGGCACCCACGGCATCGTCCGCGCCGTGCTGTCCGACCGGTACGGCATCCGCGACAACCTAGACACCGTGCTTGCGCTGCTAGACGGCATGCGCGCGGCCGGTCTCGGCGCCCAGCACATCCGCGGCGCTGACCTGTCCGACGAGCGGCTGTACCTGCGGGTCACCGCACCCGAGCTGGAGGTCGTCGCACCCAAGCTGCTGGAGGGCTACCGCTCACCCTGGGCAGGCACCGCGCACGGAGGCGAAGCTGCCAACACTCTGCCGGTCGTCTACGCCGGAATGCTGGTCACCAACAGCGAGACCGGCGGCGGCGCACTGACCATCACCCCAGAGCTGCGCATCAGGATCTGCGACAACGGCCTCACCATCAACGCCGACGCCATGCGCAAGATCCACCTGGGCAAGAAGCTCGACGACGGCAAGGTGAATTGGTCGGCCGACACCATCGATGCCGCCAACGACCTGATCAAGAAGCAGGTCCGTGACGCCGTCGCGTCCTTCATGAACGTCGACTACGTGAAGACCGCTATCGAGAAGCTGGAGGAGACCAGCGGCACCCCGCTCACCGCACCGGCTGATGTGATCGAGGTCGTGGCCAAGAAGCTGTCCTACAGCCAGGACGAACAGCGCGGCATCCTCGACCACTTCATCAAGGGCAGCCAGATGACCGCAGGCGGCGTAATGCAAGCCGTCACCTCCTACGCCCAACTGATTGCCGACGTCGACCGCTCCAACGAGTTCGCAGCCACCGGTGTGGACGCAATGCTCGTGGCCGCCGGTCGCTGACTGCCGTAGGGGCGAAGGAGGGCCACCCGGGGGGATGGGTGGCCCTCCTTCTATTCGGGGTCGACGACCCGTAGTCTCGGGGGCTTCGGTTCGCTGTCCGGCTCCGCGGCGAGCGCGTCCTGGACGCATTCGGCAATGTGTTCCGCTAACCCCCGGATGACGTCCTCTGTGACATACGCCTTGGCTGCGCGTCGCTGAATCCTCATACGCTCGGCAACAAAATCTACGTGCGCGGAAACGTCCTCGCGGGCCGTGTCTTCAGTGATGGACAGCCCGTATTGCTCACTGAGGGTCTGTTTGAGCAGGTTTGCTCGTGCGTTTAGCCACGGAGACTTACGGGCAGGCATGCGGCGTAACCCTACCGGCGCCCGCTTAACTTCCGGGGTATAACGGGGGCAATTGATCAGATAGTAATGCCGCTGATGCAATAGCAGTCACCGCAGCAGCCCCACCGGCGACGGCGCTGCCAGCCCACCTGGCTGCCTTCGCTAGAGGGGGCGGTCCAGAAGAAGCAGCCATCATCGCCGCGCGTTTCTCGTCGTCATCTACCGCGGTATACAGCTGAGTAGTAGCAACCGAGGAATGGCCAAGCAATTCCTGCACGGCACGGATGTCCCGTGTGCCACGGTATGCGCGTGTAGCGAACCGGTGTCGCAACTTATGCATCGTCCACACGCCAGGCATTGCGTTCGCGCACAATCGTCCCACCCACCGCGGAGACAGGTGACCGTTGTCGTCCCCGGGGAACAGATATCCGCCGGACCCCAGGCCCGGAGTGTGACCACCAGGTCCCGCGGCCACCATGTCGGCCAGGCCGTCAGAGATAGGTATGGTGCGCTCCTTGCCGCCCTTGCCATGCACGACCAGCATGTATCCCCCGAAACTCTCCAGCAGGTCGTCGGTGTGCACCACGGCGACCTCGCCGCGCCGCAGCCCGGCATCACAGGCCAGATAGAGCATGACCATGGTGCGGGCATCGGCCGCCAGAATCGACTCCTTCCACACGCGGTCCGGCGCTGGTTTAGGCGCCGGTGGCTCCGGCGCGACCGTCTCCAATCCGGCTGCCGGGTTGGACAGCAGGTGCCCCTTGGCGTGCGCCCACCCGAAAAACCCCCGAGTTGTCGTCCGATAACCGCGACGAGTTTCGCGTTGCCAGTGCTTTTGCTTAGCAAACCAATCGGTGAGAGTTTCCTCAGTCACCTCGTGGGGTGCTGCGCCTAGTCCCCGGGCTAATCGATGAAGGTGCGACATGCGTGTCGCGATAGTCGTACGCGGGCTACCGTCCGCCTCCATAGCGGTGCGGTACTTCGCGATAATCCCCTGCCATTCTGGTGGCGCCGGTAACGGCGCCGGTCCAGTCCCCCTTGTAGTTGTCATTAGAGCGGAACCGTAAATCCAAGTTGAAAATCCACAGATACTTCCAAGGGGTTTGTTATCAAACTGCAAGTTCGGATCACCTGGCAGGCGAATTTGGCAAACATCGTTAACCACATTTCCGGCACTAAGCGGCCGCAGTGTCGGGCAGAGGCGCGCGTCGCCTGCTACGACGCTCCGCTAGGTCTGTAGGCTCGGTGTCGATGCAGGTCAACGGGTTTCGAACTACTGACAGAAGGTTAGGGGTTCGAATCCCTTCGGGCGCACCATCTATTAGCGAGAATGAGGATTTGGTGGTGGCCGACACGCCCATAATCTGACACTTTCCCGCTATTTTCAGCCGCCACTTTGGGCGTACTGCTCTAGGGCTTCTCTCGCGTCTGGCCCGCGTGTGCGCCGTACCAGGTAATGGGTCTCAGTAGTCAGCCGGTTGGCGTGGGATAGCTGCTGCTGGGCGCCATCCGGCCCGAGTGCGTCTCTTACAACCGTGGCGACCGTCCGCCTGAATGAGTACGGCGTAACCCAGCTCAGATCATCAGGGAGTGCCGCCCGCAGCGCGCGCCGCATATTGGCCAGGCTCATCCAACCGCCGTTGCGATTGGCGAAGAGAGGACCGTCGATGCCCGATTCGCCGATCAGCGCTACGACCGACTCCACGCCGAACTTGGGCAGTAGAACGGTGTGCGGTGGCGCATCGCCTTTCCGGGTGTCCTGGCGGTGTAGAGGCTTGCCGGCAATGCGTCCGTGATCAATCAGGGTGCCGGTGAGGGCCACCTCTGGTGGGTCGGCAAGGACATCCACTTCTGATACCCGTATGGCCAGCACTTCATTGGGGCGCCCGCCCGTCGCGGCCAGTAGGTCTACGAATGCAGGTAGTAGCCGACCAGGCTTCGGGCCAGGGCCGGTTCGGTCGGCATAGGCCCGAACCGCCGCGCGGACCCGTACAAATTCGGCTGGCGTCGCTGCGCGGATGGGCTTCCGGGTCGTCTTGATCTGCTTAGCCTCGCGTATCGGGTTAACGGGCATTACGTCGAATCGGCACGCCATCGAGTACATACCCATGAGCACCATCCTCAGCCGTTTGGCTTGACTCTTGGATGCCATGCCTTGGATGTAGTTGTGTGCCTCTTGGGTCTCCAGCTCGGTGACCCGCAACGAGCCCAGTTGCGCATCACCGTGCGTCCTCCACACCGCCCGATACTGATCAACCGTCTGTTGCTTAACACCGTCCTCGGCTGCCTTTGCTTCGACCCATAGGTCGAACAGGTCGCCGAGGGCGGTTTTTTCATTCACTACCTGACCAGACTTCGGTGGGCGCCGTTTTACCAAGTGCCGCTGCAAGATACGGCGCGCGTCCTCGGCAGACTTATCACTCGACCGTTCCACCCGCCGTCGCTTGCCATCTGAATCACGGACATAGGTGCTGGCGAAAAACTTGCCACCAGAAGACCGTTCGGTGATGCGGCCATGCTCGCCAGGCCGCAGGCGTTCCCTAGGCATCGTTGTCGACTTCCCATCCACGGTTGGACATCTCCGTGGCGAGTCGGTCTAGGTTTGCGCGGTCGAGGTCAATCAAGGCATGTATAGATGCTGGATTCGCGTCTTCGGCGCCGTGATCCAGATGGTTCTGAGCCATCGCCGCCACCCTTTCGGTACTAGCGATTGCGGATTGCAATTCGTGCCGACGCCGCGATAGTTGAATGCGCCGCATGTTCTCTCGCTCGGCGTCGATCTGGGCTGGGTCAACGGCGCCCTCGATTGAGGCCCGACGGACCTCTCCTGAGAACCACCGCGCCGCAGCAATTGAGCGGGCGGGGCGATTGGGCAGCATCTCAACTTCACCATCAGGCAGGTCGGGGTAGAGCAGCGCTACGGGCGGCATATCCAGTGCGGCAGCCAGCACGACCAGTTCGGCAACGCCAAGAACACTGCCACGGTGGCCCGAGTCCAGCTTTGAGATGACCGTGGCGGGTACCCGGTAGCCGAGTTCCGCCGTCCGCTCACTCAGCCATGTGGCCGATCTGCCGCCGCGGGCCTCCTTCATGGCCTTACCTACCCGCTTGACCAGCTCGGACGCCCAATTGTCATCTCGATCATTCACCACACGCCGAGTATGCGCGGTTTTCTTGCGTCTGTCGAATTTTGGCGTAGAGTCAGACGTGTCACGCAAGATTCACGAAGGTTCTCTTCGTACCACGAATAACCAGGAGGGAAGATGAACGATTGTCCGGCCGTGCAGCGGGCCCTCGGCGGCGTTAGCAGGTCGACAGTGCGGCGTTTGTGGCGTTCGGGCCAGCTCAAGTCTGTGCAGATCGGATCACGCAGGTTCTCGACAGATGGCCAGATAGCCGCCTACATAGCCCAGTTAGAAACCGTCGCGGTATGAGCACACGGCCCCAAGAAGGTCACGCCGATCTTGGCTTGATCGAGGACGACCACACTCCAGAAATGCGAATGGCCCCGACCAGTACCGCCAAGCACCAGGTCGAGGGCCACTCCGACTACCTATCTGAGAACAGGAGTCACCATCATGATAACCAGCAGTTCTGACACTGAGCAACCCTCTCGGTGTCCCGTAGGCATGGCTGACCGGCTGGCGGAAACCACCGGAGCAGGGGCATGCCCCGTACCGCCGGGGGCTGTCGAGGTGAGCCGGTGGTACATCACCGAAGGGGATTTCAGCAAGCCCTACACCCGCACCATCGAGGGAAAGCCTGTAGCCCTTGAGGATTGGGTGCGTTTCGTGCCCTCGTGCATCCAATCATCCAATGGAACAACACGTTCCGTTGTTGTGGCGTTGGAACGTACCAGCTATGACGGTCGCTGGCTGGACACCGGCCTCGGGCTCAACGCCGACGAAACCCGTGCGCTGGCAAGACAACTCGACGCGATGGCTGACCGTCTCGATTCCTGGGCGGGTGAGCGATGAACAGATGCGGATGCCGGTTCGATTGGTGCGACCAACAACCTGGCGACAGAGAACACTTCACGATGGACTACTCCGGTGCTACAGCCGGTCTTGGCAATGAGGCTCAAAGCGATGACGTGAAGATGCTGACGGTCGGCGCGGGGCTTGCGTTCCACGAGGGGTTAGATGCCCAGCCGCGAATCATGGTCCACATCAACGGTGGTCGGTCCAACACCGACGCCGAGGCTGATCTGACCATCGCTGAGGCCGTCTATTTACGGATGGCGCTGGACAAGTACATCAACGCCGCAGCGCAGGTTGTCGCTGCTGGAGTCGCCGTGGACCTCGGTGCAATAGAGCGCCGTCGAGCCGATTCTATGGGCGGGGGTGTGGCATGAGCACATGCGCGTACAGCTGGTGCACCAACGCAGCCTCCCAGCACCTTGATCACTACAGCAGTGGTGAGGTAACCGCAGCGTTGGATGATCCTAAGAGTGCCGTTATCTCGTGCGGCGTGGACGTTGAGCTTGGCGGAAAGATCTATGACGACGAGATCATTGTTGTCGTCAGATCGGTCGGCCAAACCAACTCAGCATCCCTCACTGTCGGCGAAGGAATCGGGTTGAGCCTGACAGTCGCAGAGGCGCAACAGCTTCGGGATCTGCTCGACGTGGCCATGGCCAACCGTGAGGAAATTCGGGGGCGCGTTGGCTGACTACTACGACGAAACCGGGAGCCTCGCAAGGCCCACCGCATACACGGTGACAGGCGCTGATCTGCGCGACTGCCCCGAGTGCGGTGAGCCCGCGGGGTTCCCGTGCCGCTGGCCTGACGGGCGGCGACGAAACATGCCCTGTTGGTCGCGGTGGCACCCGCAGGAGGTCGCATGAAGTTCTCAAAGCTCGCATGGCTGGGTGTCGTCCGTCATCTCAGGGACATCCCCGCCGTGCAGCGCCTCGCGATCCTGGACATCGGCGATACGTCTGACAAGAACGGGCTCGATGCGTGGAAGTCGAACAAAAAGGTCATGGACGAACTTGGGGTGTCCCTGGACACGGTCAAGCGTGCAAGGCGTGCTGCCGTCGACCACGGCCTGTGGGTCGTAACCAAACCCGGTCGCGCATGTGGAAAGGGCGATGACAAGGAGACCACCCACTATCGGCTCACCATGCCCGCTAATGGATGCTCCACAGCACCTATTAAGGACGACTTAACGGGTGCTGCAGATGGCGTTAATGGGTGCTACAGAGCGCCTTTAATGGGTGCTGAAATAGCCCCCTCTTCGGGTACTTCTTCGGGTATTACTTCGGGAGAGAGTCGCGCGCGCGAGGAACCGCTCGACGTGACAGCCGTCCCCGAGGCGTCAGACGCCCTCTCTCAGGGAGATCTTGTCGTAAGCAACACCATGATCGACGGCGAGCTGGTAGAGCTCGATGACGATCCAGAACCGCCGCGTTACTGCGAGAAGCACCGTCCATACGGCACATCCGACAGCTGTCCTGGTTGCAAGATCGCTCGCCTGAACCATGAGGCATGGGAAAAGCGCCAAGGCGTTAATGGCGTTGCGGGCTGGCTATTGCTCGCACAGAAGCTAGGCGAGGAACCGGCCCCCGAGAGGGAACCGCGGCCCAAGTGCCCATGGTGCCGAGACACCGGCCTAGTGATCCTGGGCGACGGCACGCCAGGGGACTCACCAATGTGGTGCTCCCACGAACTCTACGGCCGACGACCAGCCACCGATGAAGAGATCGCCGACTACGAGAGGCGCACAGCGTGAACGGCTATCAGCTCCCGCTGTATGAGCCCTGTGGCGTGTGCTCAGGGCTCGTCGCATACAACCGGCACAACGCCCACCGTGCCTGCATAACAGCTCTCGATCGCTGGATAAGGCCCGACAACGTCGACTACCTCATGGAATTGCAGCGGAAAGGACAAGGCTGGTGACCATCATCTCCACCACCGGGGCGGGGTGCCTCGCGAAGCACGCACCCCAGCGCGACCCTCATGCCCTATCGCGCGTATCTCTCTCAAATTTTTTTTCCACACCACCACACCCCGTCAGAATCCCCAGACTCCGTACACATCGCGAGATTGACTGGTGGCGGGGTCATATAGGCGCTGGTCTCCAAGATCGTCCTAGTGCCCCCGGGGGTGTGCGGTGATCGGGCCTGTGGCGGCAGCGGTGCACGTGATCCGGGCAGCCAAGCGCGGTGCCAGCACCGATGAGGCCACGGCCTGTCTGGAGGGTCTGAGCCAAGACGAGCTGGTCTCGGTGCTGCGTCTGGTCTTCCCGCTTCTGGCTGAGCTGTACCACACCGTTGCGGCGTCTCAGCGTGCGATGCAGGCCCGCACGGATCGGGCGTTCGGGGAACTGGTGCAGCGGCTCACCGAAGGCGACGCGCAGTGATCGCCACCGATCGACAGATAGCCGCAGCGCGCGGGATCGTGACCGCTGCACGGAATCTAGGCGAGGGTAACGCCTACGTCGATGCCTGTTGTATCCACACGGCGGGCTTGAGTCGCGACGATCTAGTCGCCGTTATCGAGCTGCTAGGCGGAATGCTGTCCATCCAGTTCGAGGGTGAGGCGTGACTCGGCGTGTTGTGTCGCCGCGATTTGTCGGTGCCGCAGAGTATCCTGAACCTAGCTCGGTATCACCAGGGCGCCGAACGCGGCAGGGGCCGCCACCTCGGACAATGGGTCACCATGCGACGCAAGCGATTACGCACGTCCTAATTAGGTGACCCTATGACTATCAATCTCATTCGTAGCTCCGCATTGGAGCTACCGCCCGACGGCACAGTCCGTGGGCTTTTGGTGCCCTATGGGCAAGTCCGCGACCGTGAGCGTTTCGAGCCGGGAGCATTCGCCCGGTCCATCCGCGAGCGGGCCGACAAGATCAGGGTGTTCGACGCAAACCACAGGCCGATTGGGCGTGTGGCCAAGCTCTGGGAGCAGCCTGACGGTCTCCACTGCGAATTGGAGATTCAGGGTGCTCGTTCGGGTGCTCTGTCGGTGGCATTCCGGCCCGTACGGGAACGGCAGGACGGCGACGTGCTGGTGCGCACCGAGGCCGCGCTGATGGAAATCAGCGTGGGTGTTCAGCGCAGCGAAACACGTATCGCCAACTCCGTGGCCGTGGCGCGGCTCAAGTTGCTCGACTGGTGACCGCGATGACGAGTCTGTGCCGCTCGGTGCCAAGCACCCTGCGGATGGTCAGCACTGGCAGCGGGGAGTCTGACGGTCTGACGTTCGAGGGCTACGGGGCGGTGTTCAACGCACCAACCCGAATCAACTCGTGGGAAGGGCTCTTTGACGAGCAGATCGCGCGGGGTGCGTTCGTCACCTCATTGCGTGAGCAGACACCCAAATTCCAGTTCGATCACGGCCACCACCCGATGATCGGCTCACTGCCCGTTGGCAGCGTTACCGACATCTACGAGGATGAGCACGGCCTGTTCGTCCGGGCACGCATGGCGGCATCCCCGTTTTGGGAGCCGCTGCGAGAAGCCCTCACCCCTGTAGATCAGGGCGGCACCGGAGCTGTCGACGGTATGTCGTTCCGGTTCTCGGTGGTGCGTGAGAGTTGGGTCGATAAGAACGGTGCACCCGTCAGACCTGATGAGGTCGAACGGATTCTCTGGGACCCACGCAATTCGCGAGGGCCGCTGATGCGGACTCTGACCGAAGTGAAGATTCAGGAAGTGGGGCCGGTTGTGTGGCCCGCCTACCCGCAGACCTCCGCCGGCCTGCGATCCACAGCCCAAACCTTGCCCCTGTCCGTCGCGCAGCGTCGGCTGAAACTACTTGATCTGTAAGGAAAAACAATGAGTGAGTATGAAGACCTGCACGCTGACATTGAGCGGATGCGTGCCGAGGCCCACACGATCCTGGACCGCGCTGGCGGCGAGGATCTACGAGCGGACGACGCCGATCGTTTCAACCAGCTGACCTCCGACATACAAGCCCGCAAGAAGCGCATGGGCGAAATCGATCAGCTCCTATCGGACATCGCCCGCGCCGGACAGTCGGGATCGGGCCTGTACATCGAGCGCGGGGCCGCTGGTGACTACGACCGCGACCCGGTGGCCGACCCGCGTAGCGCCGAGAACTTCCGGTCGCGCCGGTATAAGGACCCGTGGGATCTGCGTAGCGTCCACACGTTTGGCCGTGAGCGCCACGAACTGGCCGCCGAGTTCCGTTCCCGCGCATTGTCTGCCGTCGAGCAGATGCCCGGTGCCAGCGACAGGGTACGGGCAGCCGCTACGCATATCATCGAGAGTCACGACGACGAGGATGGGCGCCTGTCTCAGCAGATCCTCGCTACCTCTACTCCTGCGTACCTGCGGGCGTGGTCCAAGCTGGCCCGCAATCAGGAGTCCACCCTTACCCCCGAAGAGTCCCAGGCCATTCGGGAGGTCAAGACCGCACAGCGCGCGATGTCGTTGACTGACAGTGCCGGTGGGTATCTGGTGCCGTTCCAGCTGGACCCTTCGGTGATCATCACCTCAGCGGGCTCACGCAACGATATCCGCCGGTTCGCCCGTCAGGTCGTGGCCACCGGGGATGTGTGGCACGGGGTGTCATCGGGTGCGGTGTCGTGGTCGTGGGATGGTGAAGCCGCTGAAGTCTCCGATGATTCAACGACGTTCGCGCAGCCCACGATCAAAAATCACAAGGCGCAAGGTTTTATCCCCATCTCCATCGAGGCATTCGAGGACGGCGCCAACGTCACTGCCGAGGTCGCCAAGCTGTTGGCGTTCGGTAAGGACAGCCTCGAGGCCGACGCGTTCATTAACGGTCTAGGTGACGGGTCCAACCAGCCCAAGGGCCTCATTACCGCTCTGGACGGCACCAGCGCCGAAATGGCGCCGGTCACCGCGGAAACTCTCTCGCTCGGTGACCTGTACAACATTCAGGGCGCCCTTCCGGCCCGCCACCGCGCCAATGCCGCCTGGTTGGCGAACAACCTGATCTACAACAAGGTTCGCCAGTTCGACACCAACGGTGGTGCGGCACTGTGGGAGTTCCTGGGAGCCGACCGACCGATCAACCTGTTGGGCCGTCCGGTGGGTGAAGCCGAAGCGATGGACGGGACATGGAACGCCGCAGCCACCGCCGACAACTTCGTCCTGGCATTCGGTAACTTCGAGAACTTCGTGATCACCGACCGAATCGGCTTCTCGGTCGAATTCTTGCCCCATTTGTTCGGGGCGAACCGTCGACCCACCGGCCAGCGCGGCTGGTACGCCTACTACCGCGTCGGCTCGGATGTAGTGGATCCGGGAGCGTTCAAGCTCCTGAACATCGCCACCACCGCCTAATAGACCACTCACCTGGCGGGGTCTTTCCCCCTTCCTTTCAGCCCCGCCAGGTGAGTCCCCTTGTACGCCAAGTCAGCCCAGATGCGGTTCCGATGCAATGCCCGTCATTCTCCCCATTGAAGCAAGACCAGATAACCAGTCATTCAAACGCGCAGCTGATCAGGCCGTGCGGATCTTCGGCAACGCGGGCGGCGACTCATCTGCCGCATTCGCCCGCCAGTTCACCGCAGGCTCAAGCAAAATGCAGTCCGCCACACGGGCCTACGAGAAGGCATACGACTCAATCGCTGACGCGGCAGGCAAGGCGAAGACGGCCGAATCGCAGTTGCAGCAGCAGCGCGACAAAGCTGCCTCTCTTGGTGAGAAGATCGCCGCCGATGAGAAGCGGTTATCTGATGCCCGTAAGTCGGGTGATACCAACGCCGCTGCCTCTGCGGAACGTGCCCTTACTCAAGCGCGCGAGCAGCAGGCTCGCACCAATACCCAGATTGTCCGCACTGCGGAAAACCTGAACCGTAGCCGACGCGAAGAGGTCCGCAATCTCAAGGACGCCGTTGCCGCGTACCGCCAATTGCAGGACTCGCAGAGCGCGCGGGGGCAGGGTGTCTTCTCTGGCCTTACGAGCCAAAGCTCAGGGATAGTAGGCCAATTCGCCAGCATCGGGTCATCGGCGGGCAAGGGGTTCGTGGCCGGTGCTGCTACGGCTATCGTCGCTGGTGGGTTGATTCAGGCCGGGGCTAAGGCCGCCGAAATGGTCCTCAGCGGATTCAAATCCGTCATGGACACGGGTATCGACTTCTCGCGCACGGTGAACAACTTCAAGGGAGTCACCGAGTCCAATGACGCTCAAACACGTCAAATGGCCACCGCGGCACGAGCGCTCGGAGCGGACACCACCATGGCTGGGGTATCGGCATCTGATGCCGCCAGGGCTATGACGGAGCTTGCCAAGGCCGGGTTCTCGGTAGATGAGGCGATCGGTGCCGCACGCGGAACCATGCAACTTGCAACCGCGGCCCAGGTGGATGCGGCTCAGGCTGCTGAGATCCAAGCCAACGCAATGAACGCCTTTGGTCTGAAGGCGGCGGACGCCGCGCATATCGCTGACGTTCTCGCGAATGCCGCAAATGGATCCTCCGCGGATATTGCAGGCATCGGCCTTTCTTTGGCTCAGGTGGGCGGTGTTGCAGCGGGATTCGGACAGTCGATTGAAGAGACCGCTACCGCTATCGCGATGCTCGCGAAGATGGGCATCAAGGGCAGTGATGCCGGTACATCACTCAAGACGATGCTCATTCAACTGCGTAACCCCAGTGACCAATCTGCGCAGGCGATGAGTGAGCTCGGGTTGAAGGTCAATGACGCTAACGGGCAGCTGATCAGCATGCGCGAGCTGTTCCGGCAGCTCGGGGACGCGAAGAGTCGGATGCCTACCGATGTGTTTCAGCAGGATCTAGCGACATTGTTTGGCACCGACGCGATCAGGGCGCCCCTGCTCGGTTCCGTGCAGGTGTTTGACGAACTCTACGGGGTAGTCAACCGGACTGGCACCGCAGCCGCCACCGCCCGAACCCAGATGGAGGGCTGGCCCGGAGTCGTCGAGGGCGTGAAGAACTCCACCGAGGCACTGAAACTCTCACTGTTCGACGTTTTCAACACTCCGGCAGGTCAGAACCTCGGCAACAAGCTAGTCTCCGGGCTCGACGGCATGGTGCAGTGGGTCAATACCCACCAGCCGGAAATCATCGGCTTTGTCACCGATTTCACCTCCGCCATGGCTACCGGTACCGACGCGTTCCTTGGATTTACCGCCCGGATACTTCAGGCGGGCAGCTATCTTGCAGATGCACTCGGGATTGTCTTCGGGAACATGGGCAAGGCAATCGGCGGCGTCGTACAAGCCATCGGATCGGTCACCAAACACATCCCCGGCATGAAGGCCACCGGCGAAGCGATGGAGACCGCCGGTGGTGCGGTTCTCAAGTGGTCAAACGTTATGACCAACGCCGGATCTAACATGCGGTCGGCGGCCGACGGCATCGACAAACTCCGCGAAGGGGTCCGCGGGCTCCGCGACGGGTTCACCGACTCGATGCGGGAAGCGCAAGCCCAAGAGGAGATGTATCGCCGCAACGGCGAAGCCATTAAGGACCTCAAGGGTAAGATCGAGGAATTGCCCGATAGGCCGAAAGACTTTGTCATCAAGGACAATTCAGACGAGGTCAAAAATCGGCTAAAGGCCCTCGGGGCGGAGGCTAAGCAGCTGCCCGATGGGCGCATGGTTGTCCACCTCGAATACCGGGATGCCAATACTCCTGCAGCCCTCACGACCTCCCAGCAGCTCGGCGCTACCGGATCTGCACTCAATGCGTTCGGAAGCCCACTAGGCAGTGTCATTGCCACGCTGGGGAATCTGCCACCTGTTCCACGGGTAGGGGTGTCGAACACGCCCATCAAACCGAAAAAGGGCAGTGGCGGTGATTCAAACGCATACGTCGATCCTTCACAGTTCCAGGTGGGTGGAAACCCGTCCTTCGCAACACCGTCAGGTGTTCCCGGAACAGGCCCCACAGGGCTCGTTGACGCCCAGGCAGTGTACGAAGCCGAGTCGTCAGTCATGCGCGCAAAGAACAACCTTGAACAGGACCGGCTCAAGGTGATTCAGCTTGAGCAGAAGGGCAACGTGGACCAGCTGGAGCTGCTGCGCGCCAAAAATCAAGTTCAGGAAGACGAACGCGCCTACACCTCAGCACAAATGAAGCTCGCAGAGGCACAACGCGGCACGGTCAAAAAGATGAGGGGCTTCGCCGATGAGATGGGGGAGATTGGCGCCAAGCTAGACGCCGACTTCGGTGCCTCAAAGGGGCTCGGCGGACTCGCAGAGAACCTGGTGAAGTTCGTCGCCAACCTCGCGTTCGCCCCAATGATGGGACAGCTCAGCGCTATTGCTGCCGCCAACCCCTCCAAGGGCGGATACGGGATGATGGGCATCCTGGGCGCGCAGGGCGCATTCGGCCCCCAATTCACCGGAGTCAGTGACACTTTCACCGGAGCGCAAGCAATAGGGCCAATGGCACTACAACCAGGGATGAACCCAAACCTTGCCGCCATGTACGCCCTGGCCGCACGCGGCGGCAAGTACGCCCCCGCTTCGGATCTCGCCAACGGTCTGGCGGACTGCTCCGGGGCCGTTTCTGACCTAGTAGAGGTGATACAGAACGGAGTGTCCTCTCCCGCAAGGCTGTTCGACACCACCGCATTCGCTAACGATGCCAGCGCAGCCAAACTCGGATTCCTGCCGGGATACCAGCCCGGGGCATTCAACGTGGGAGTCAATCCACTACCGGGGCAGCAGGGGCATATGGCCGCAACATTGCCCAACGGCATGAACTTTGAATCCGGTGGCGGTCACGGCCCCATGCTGGGAGGTGCCGCCGCGGGCGCCCTGGACAAGCAATTCAACAAGCATTACTACATGCCGGTAGGGGGTGGCACCACAGCACCATCACCGGTAGCCCCCACGCCCGCTACGCAATACGCGACACCCGGTGTCGACAACACCAACCCCGGACTCACCAACCCCATCCCGATCGGTGGCGGTACGGGCGGGATGACCGGGCCGTCACAGGGCTGGAGCGGATCCCAGACGGGTACCCGTATCGGCGGTGTCACACCGGCATCCGGTTCCGGCAAGGGCGGCGTTGGCATGACCCCGGGCGGAACGCTAGACACCGCTATCGGCATGGCTGCCAGCGGCCTTGACCTGCTGGCCCCGGGTGCCGGTCAAGCAGCTCAAACCGGAATCAAATTGGCCAACCGCGCAATCCAATACGGCGGCCAGGTCGCTGGTATCGGCGTCCAGGGACTCATGGACACCTTCCTGCCCACGGGTGGTTCTGAGCTCGCCAACAAGTCTTGGATCACCAAGATCGTCGGCGGCATCGCCGGTGCCGCACCCGCCTTGCCGAACATGGCAGGCAAGTCGACCGCACCACCCGCGCAGCAGGGCGGCACCGGGCAGAACGGCGAAACACAACCCAACGGCCCCGTCACTTACAACACCACCATCAACAACAGCCGCGACACCGGGGACGGACTCATGCGGGACTTTGAGTACGCCACCATGCAGCAGAACAAAGCACCAGGGATGTGATCACATGGCAGGCGTAACAGGCTGGTGGGCAGAGATATTCATCGAACCCGAACCGGCACAGCTCACGTTGACAGGCGGTGTGCCGAACGTTGAGATCACCCAAGACGTTTTCATTGAGCCAACACCGGCAGTGCTCACGTTGACCGGCGCACGCCCATCACTGGAGCAGACGGTACGTCCTACCCCGGCGACGCTGACCCTCACAGGCGGTGTACCGAATGTGTCAGTGGGAAGGACGATTACACCCACCCCGGCCAGCCTGACCCTTGCCGGCGGAACACCATCGCTCGGACTGAAAATAGCCCCCGCAGCGGCCACACTCACACTCACAGGCGGCACACCTACAGTTCGCATCACAACCCCGCTTTCGTATGTCTCTGCCAACGCCAGCACGACCAACTCAGTAACCATCCCAGCCCATCAAGTCGGGGATCTGATTGTGCTGTGCGCGTTCGATTCACAGAACACCGCGCCCACGAAACCTTCAGCAGGTGGGACTGTCCCGGACTGGAACTACATCGACAACACCAACACCGTTGCCGGGCAAGGGGCTGTGACAACGGCGTGGTTCAAAGCCACCGCCACCAACACCACCTCAGGCACGTGGACCTGGACAGAGCAGATGATCGCCGTAGTGGTGCGCGGAACTATGCCCGCTTCCCCAATTGGCGGGCATGCCGCCGTGGGTGGCGCTGCCGTCAACGTCACAGCACCGGCAGTGACCCTCGCGCACACCGACGGGTCATCGATACTGCTGCATTTCCACGCCACCGCGTTCCTGAACGCCAGCGGGTGGAGTTCCGCGCCCGCTGGCTACACGCGCCGGATCGTCGCGGGGCCGTCGAGTTCACGGTCAATGGTGCTGAACACAAAGGACACCACGACTACGGACGGATCGGTCACCCAACCCGATGGCTCCTCGGGCTGGGCCTTCGCCGCCGCAACAGTCGAAATCATCAACTAGTGGCTGGCAAGGGCACCACCGTGCAGCGCGGATACGGCGCGTACCACAAGAAGCTCCGTCGCAACTGGGAGCCGATAGTGCGAGCAGGACGCGCAACCTGCTGGCGCTGCGGTGAACCCATCGCCGCTGACGGCGCTTGGGATTTAGGACACGACGACCTTGACCGGACGCAGTACCGCGGTCCAGAGCACGTCGGCTGCAACCGCGCTACCGCTGGCCGACGCGAACCGATGTGGGGACCACCCGTCGACACCTCGCGCGAATGGTGACCCCGAGGGGGGCACTATGCCGATCCTGGGCAGCGGCGCCGGGGCGATAGCCGCGCCTATCGCCATTTCTCTCCCGTAACATTTTTATGTCCCGCTACATCCGCGAAATCGCCCTGATCTGCGCAAATGAGTAAAGTAGCGTAACGGTAGCGGGACAAGCGGGACAGACCCACCCCCGATATATCGCCAGAATCCCCAGACCCGTACAGAACGCGAGGCTGACTGGTGGCGGGGTCGCGCCGAACCGGATGCCCCAGATGGCACACCCGCCCCCTACTACAGGCTCAGTGTTACGCTCGCCTGGCAAACAGGGTGACGGGCGTCACCAAGTCGGGCGGGAGGCCGATGTGTACAACGACGCACTGAATGTAGATCTGGCCGAGCTTAGGGAATCAGCGGGCAAGCTCAAAAACACCGCTGCCGACCTCAACACCGCCCATGGTGCGGTGCACAGCAAGATCGCGGACCTTGTCACCGAGTTCGGGGATTCAGCGGGCGCGGCAGCACTGCGGGGCCGGTTGGCCGAATGGGAAGCCGAGACCCAAGCCCACCACAACGAGGTCATCAATCACCACGGCCTGTATCTGTGGGCTGAGAAGAGATACCTGGAGACCGACCAGGGCAACGCCAGTGGCATCGAGGGTGTGTAGATGTCGTACCTGTTAATGCTGGCCCAGATCCGGCGCATGCCCGCACTGATCGGGAGCTTGCAAGATGCGCTGCACGAGCGGGCCGCTGGCTCAGCCAACGCCGCCGACGAGGTGGCCGCTATCCGCAAGGCAGCCACGTGGGAAGGCAAGGGCGGCGACGCCGCCATGAACGCCCTAGGCCGCTCTGTTCTGAGCTTTGATCGGGCACAGGCCGACGATCGGGCGCTGGCAACAGCTGTAGACGGGGTACGTGCACGGGCTGACTCGGTGGTGCAGAAGATCGACGCACTAGCCCAAGAGGCCAAGGCCGCGCACTTCACCCTCAATGAAGCCGAGAACCGTTTAGAGGGCGGTTTGGACACGCGGTCGATGTCCGAAGAGGACCGGCGCGCCTACATCGACAAACATGCCGAGCTGCAAGCCAAGCTCGAGGCCATCCGCCGCGAAGGCGAAGAGGTGGATCTAGATTTCGGCCGCGTCATCGCCACCGCAACAGGTAATGCCGATTCATCCTCGGAGCTGTCCCCGATCGCCCAGGAGGGCAAGACGGTGGTGCAAAGCGCGCCACCGGAGGGCACCCTGGAGGGCACCGGATACTGGGTGATCGACCCGGCACTGGGGCAGGACACCCCGACCCGGCCCGCCAGCACCCCCGGCCCCTACTCGTATGCCACCGATCCGAACTTCAAGCTAAACACCGGCCCCACATCGGATTTCGGCTACCCGTCCCGCAACTGGAGTTCCAAGCCGTTCGGTGAGTACATGGAAAGCTACCGATTCCGCATCACGGGAACGGAATTCACCGGCCAAACCAAAATGGTGCAGGTCAACGGCAAGTGGTACCAAGCCGAATGGCAGAACTTCAAATACGAGATGAGACAGAATCAGAACATCCATTGGAACCGGGACGGGGCTCCGATGAAGGAGACTCCCCTTGTCAATCAGCCGTGGAAACCTGTTTCAATAGCAGACATCGTGAACATCTCTCATAAGCTGCCGGACACAAAGATCTGGCTGCCCGACTCATGCGGCGGCAAGGTGACCCTCGTCAACGGCACTGTCGTTGGCCCCAAGTACCAGATGCCCCCGGTGATGCATGCGGCTCGCTAG